GTAAGGGCGAATGTCTTGAATACATTGTTCGTATGTCTTCCATTCCATGCGACTAACCTCAGACACTTCGTAATTGTCCATATTTACATGACAATTATTATCCACATAGGTTAAAAAATACTTATGTTTGTAAGATTTATAATTAGAGCCTGTAAATATTTCTTCGTAAGGGATAATATTTTGCACCAAACTAAGTTTAGATGCATGAATACCAGTTTCTTCACTGAATTCTCTTAAAGCACATGCATAATCATTTTCTTGATAATTCCGTCTTCCTTTGGGAAATCCCCATTCCGGGTCATTCCATATACCATATTGATTACTTTCGTCGATTAATTGATTTAGATTATATGGTTCTGATCGATAAAAAATACCATTTTTTAAGGAATTGAATTTTATTTTGGATATATGTTCCTCATGCTTGTATTGACATGATATTTTACAATCGCCCCATATATCACGCCATAATTCGTCGAATTCTAATGTCCGTAACCGTTCCTTTTCAACAACAGTCATTTGTTTGAGCATGTTTAAAATGTAAAATTTGTTATTAACATAGTATTTACCTCTCATAAAATCAATAAATCCAAGAGTGTCTTTCCTGCGTATCATTAAATATTCAATAATTTTATTTGTATTATAGCGAAACGCAATAATGCCTATGCTAGTGATGGGCATTTTACATTGATTATATATATGACCATGTTTTCCACAGTTATTGCAATAATTATCGCCCATGTAACTAATTTAGTTTAACCTAATTGAATAAAGTGACAAATCTTTATATAACTATTTGATAATAGGAAATGATATTTGATCCAACTGTATGGGGTCCACACTACTGGTTTTTTTTACATACCGTAGCGGAATCGTATCCATTGACCCCGAATGAAGTATCGAAGCGCAAATATTACGATCTTATACACAATATGCCGTTATTTATTCCGATATCAGAGATGGGAAATAAATTTAGTGAATTATTAGATAAATATCCAGTAACACCTTATTTAGACAACAGAACATCCTTTGTACGTTGGGTTCATTTTATACATAATAAATTGAATGTGTTATTAGGAAAAGAAGAGATTGGTTTAGCTGATGCACTCGAAAAGTATAGAGCAGAATACAAGCCGAAACCGGTTTATTTACACGAAAAAATACACGTGCGTCGTCAATATATACATATCGCATTAATTCTGGCATGTGTATTTTTGATATACATGTATTATGAATAAAATGAAAAAGTCTCGTGGTAATATAAAGACGCGATGCGAATAGAATTGATAATTATTCTGATAGCGGGATTTATCATTGCAAACATACATACCGACGGTAAATATACGAAACTACTACTTTCCGGTAAGAAATATTACCAGATGGCAGGTGTAGCATTTGGAGCATTGATGTTTTATATACTAATCAAACGAAATCCATTACGTGCACGCGAGATGGTTTCAATGTCAAATGAGTATATTAAATATTTACCGATAGATAAGAATGCATCGAACATCATTTCACCAATATTGGACTTTACCTCAAAACAAAACTTTACATCTGATGATAGCAATAGTCCTATAATTCAAATGACAAACAACAATCAATACGTATCCGAGAACCGAATATTAAACTCAGGTAAAAAATCCACAAAACGATCGGTAAGTGAAACGAAAAAGAAATTTGTAGCGTCTAGACAGGATTGGAAATGTGCAGATTGTAAAAGCCAATTGAATGCTTGGTTTGAGGTGGATCATACAGTCCGTTTAGAATATGGTGGCAGTAATCATGTAGATAATTTAGTGGCTTTATGTCGTGAGTGTCATGGAAAAAAAACCACCATCGAGAATTTGTAAATTACAATACAATCGATTATAAAATATACATTATTGTATAATCAAACTAAAATATGCCAAATATAAAGGAAATTGGTTCAAAGGTTATGACCGGTATACAATCCATCCTATATACATTTTTTTACATAATTAGTATAATGTTTATATGGTTAATCGTAAAGCCAGTGACCACCATCTATTCATCTCTAAAAGAATTATTTATTTATGCATATGAAAATCTAGTATCAAATGCAACAAGTGAAAGTTATACCAGTTATGGTGCCATTGCATTGGTAGTAGGAGGCATAATTGGTTTTATGCAGTATGCGACAAAGGACCCGAATGCATCAACCATTGGTATTTATAGATACCTATATCCTATTGCAGGTTTGATAATTGGAGGTTTGTTCTATACATTTATGGGTAACTTATTTGGTGTCAATATGAAATCACTTATTACGGGATTATCTTCTCTCGCACTAATATTTGGAACCGCACTATATTATTACTCGGGAGGAGAAAGCGATACTATAAACAAACTGACGTACATCATGTCTGGACTAGCGGCATTTGGTGTAATTGTCGCATTGGCTATTGTATTCTATTTTTATAGCAACTATTTAAAATCAATGGAAGGATGGAGTGGACTATTTGCTCACCTATTGTTCTACATACCATGTCTAGTTCTAGATTTTATCAATTATATTAAGTCTGAATTAGGTGCAACCACGAATGTTGTATATTACCTGTTTATACTAGAACTGGTGGCAGCGCTGTTGTATATCTATATACCATTAATAATAAGAAAGATTGGCGTCATGGAAGGAACGCCCTTATTAGCAGAAACCGCCTTTTTAGATATTAAAAAGGAATTGGGAAGCGGATATAACCATGCGTTTGTAAATAATGGACATAGCGATGAGGCAACTACAACATTCAAACGTTCATATAGTATATCAATGTGGTTATATCTAAATATGCAACCACCTAATTATGCATCCTATGCAAAGGAAACGGAAATATTTAATTACGGTAATGGATTGCCAAAGATCACTTATATTAATAACATTGACACTGATGGAAATCAAACACCAGACATGCTGAATGTATATTTTACAAATCGCGGAGAAGAAGTGAAACGAAGTTATAAAGTGAATATAAAACCACAGAAATGGAACCAACTCGTTTTTAATTATAATTCTTCGCAAGTAGACCTATTTTTAAACGGACATTTAGAAAAAACGTTCGTATTTGATGAGAATGAGCCGGAATATTCCGCCGGAGATATAATTTCCATTGGTGCAGTGGAAGGACTAGATGGAGCAATTTGTAACATCAAATATCACAACAAACCCCAGTCAAAGGGACAAATAGCAACGTCTTATAATATGTTAATGAAACAGAACCCGCCTGTAAATAATTTGTGATGAATTAATATACAATGAAGCCAGCTACCATAATTCTGTCGGTGTTGATCATATTACTAGTATACGTGTTATATGCATACATTACTGGAACTGTAACACAATTGTCTAGTTCTGCTAGTTTAAAAACCGCCATTACTCCTATTACTAAGGTGGAAGGAGCAAGAAATACCCGTTATGGTTATAATATATGGGTATATGTGAATACCTGGGACAACAATTCTCCCAAAACGTTGTTTAGTCGTCCTAATAACATGAAGGTGTACTTAGATAACACTAGTCCTACACTGAATGTAGATTTAGCAATGAATGAGACGGACGAAAGTGGCATGCCCAAGTTCGATAAGATGATAGTTACCAAGAACTTCCCATTGCAAAAATGGGTATGCATAACATTAAGTGTAGATAATCAGTTTGCCGATGTATATCTAGATGGCAAGTTAGTGAAGTCGCAACGTTTTTACAGAAGTAATGAGGCAGGTGGCGTGTTCCCTGCTATCCCACCAGATGCAACTTCTGCACCAATTTATTTAGGAAATAGTCAAACCCAACCATTTGTGTCATTCGATGCATACACATCTGAATTTAAACGTTGGACTGTACCCGTTGACCCAGAAACTGCATGGAATACCTATTTAGAGGGCAATGGTACGAATGCGATATCTCGTGCATTCTCATCCTATGGCATTGACGTTTCTGTGTTAAAGAACAATGTAGAACAAACAAAGTTCTCTTTTTAAATAAATCGTAATACAATACTATATATTCTACTATATAGTATAGAACACTGATATGAATATTCAACCAAATGCACCACCAATTGCAATATCCGCATCTACTCCTCCCGTTGCCCAGCGTGTCGGGTCTGCATTAGACGGAGTGAAGTCGTCATTGACAACAACATTTGACGATTTCTCAACCCAAGCTAGTGCTGGTGTAGGTGCTACAACCGGATTTTTAACTTCAAACACAATCATTGCGAAATTTGCTTTTATTTTGCTGTTATTGATTGTGTTTTTAATATTGTTTAATTTAGGAATATCAATAATAGGCTATTTTACAGAGCCATCACCGGATCCCTATGTAATCAATGGTTTAATAGACGGAAACCACTCAAAAGTTATACCTCAGGACCCCAAGCAAACAAATGCAGTCCAGATATTTAGATCAAACGATCAGTCGAAGGGTATGGAATTTACCTGGTCTACTTGGCTATACTTAAACGATTTAGGTACGGTTGAAGGTAAATATCAACATGTATTTAGTAAAGGAGATGGTAATATTAATACTACGTCGAACTTATCGAGTGTAAACAATGGACCTGGTCTTTATATCGGTCCTATGAATAACAGTCTTCATGTTATCATGAACTCGGTATCATCAACCGACGACAATACTACCTTAGATATTGACAATGTCCCAATTAAGAAGTGGTTTCATGTGGCATTACGCCTCCAAAACACAGTACTAGATGTTTATGTAAATGGCGTGGTAGTAAATAGATTATTATTAGCAAATACTCCCAAACAGAATTATGGTGATATTCATATTTGCCAGAAAGGAGGATTTATGGGTAAGCTATCCAATCTGAGATATTACAGTCGCGCATTAAATGTATTTGAGATTAACAATGTTGTATCATCCGGGCCAAATTTAAAGGTCGCCGAAGATGTTATGCCATCAGGTGGGTTCAAATACCTTTCCAACCGGTGGTATGCATCCAAATACTAAGTAACCAGTGGTGGTAATGTAAAATATATGTTCGCAAAATATATATATTTTATTTTATTTGATGTCGAATATTGATTTAAACCTCGACACTATATGTAATTTGAGAAAGCGTCAACAATTATTTGCGATGCCCTCGTTTAGAGCAACACCTATATCGCCATATCCAACTTATACGCAACGTCAACTTGATATGCGACGAAAATTCGAGATTTTACAATACCCAAACAATCGTTTAAATACACGAACGAATAATTTGACAAAGAAATCTCTGTTTGCACAAGCGATTACTGGCAAATATCAGAAACAATCCTATGCGCCTATCCATACAGATACCGTTCGATATACTTACGATCCATTATTTAATTTAGATAGTGTAAATATAGACAGAACCACCGAATTTCCAGTACCAGAATGTCCGACAGATGATCTTATTCAAACGCCGACGTCTTCATCAGATGTACCTGGACCCATCATTAAATTATACAAGGACCCTACTGTCCCTTTATACAACTACGCAAATTCATCTGTTGAGAATTATGCGATAACCGACGTAGATAACCAGGTTTTATGGAAAACAAATACAATCGGAGAAAACACTACATCGTTGAGTACCATTACTGTAATAAACTCTGATCTTGTACTAGAACCAGCAAATGACACAACGATGGCCTCGATTATGATAACTGATAAAATCAATGTAGATAGATATACATATTCACTACAAATACCAATCGGTGTTTACTTTAAAGGTACATATAAAGGAACTACACCCAAAGAGTTTGCTGAATTGAAACTATCATTTTCAAATGTAAACTTCAACCCACAAGTGGTATTTGCGAATAATCCGATTGAAACAAACCGAATAATTGAATACAGTATAGACAATGGAAATATTAGTGAAATTACCTTTGATGTTCCCGCAAATGGCGAGAATTTTTCAGGTTCACTATATACGGGAATGTTAACAATATCAAATATGGAATTATATACGGAACCTGGATATATATATGACTTCAATATTCTTGCCGATGTAAAGTTCACACAGGATAATATAAATGATTTTAGTAACAATTATGATTTTAGTTATGGAGTAAAGTTTAACATGACAGAAGTCAGTAAAAAATCAGAGATAGGATGTACTATCACCACTGATCCTAGTGAAAATGAAAGATTACCACTTCGTGTAACAGGACAACTTGCATAAACACGTTACACTCTACATATCGGACAATTAGTGCATCTGGTAGAACATGTCGAACATATAAAATGGCCACATAGTGGTACCTCCAAGTTGTCTATATTCATCTTTTCATAACAGACTGGACAATCTTCATTCATCTTAGCATTATCATATAATGTTTTTATGATTGTCGGTAATCTCTCTGTCGCACTTACTATTTTTTTCATTTTAGTATACTCGGTTTTGGCAAGATTATAGCGTCGTTTGTAATGATAATTATCATTTTCTAATAATCTGAACTGCTCGCATTGCGTTTCATACATTCGTTTAAGTTGCCCATATTTAAATTGATATGTATGTTTGGATCGTTTATGTTCATCTTCCAATGTACGAATTGTATTGGACTTTTCGTGACATAACTTGCGGAGATCTTCTCGTTCTTGTTTTAATTGGTTGATAAGACATCTGACATCAGGGTTACTATCTAACATCCATGCTTCTTCGGTGATTTCAGTGTCATCATCATTTTGTTTGTCACTGTGGTTTGTCTCTTTGTTTGCGATAGTACTAGTTAGTTCTGCATCACATGGATAAGGCTTATGTCCCTTATGATAGAGCACTTGCACCCAAGCAGTAAGACATTCATTGTCTATACCAATAAGAGTAATTTCAAGAGCAGACTTCTTAACATCACGAACGGTTGTCGGATCACTTTTAGAGGTTTCCTTTGTATACAACGCAAACTCACTGAAATGATTGTTAAACGCGGCATCGAAGTTAGACAAAATCGTGGTTACATCTTGGGATTGATAAACGCTATCAGCTGGAACAGTATTATCATTATTTGTGTGTGCATCTATATCATATGTCTTTACTAATCTGGGCACTACGATTTCATAACAATGTAGATTGTTCGCTTTGTTCTTAGTCAATGGTGTAATATTATAGGTTACATCATAGTTGTCTGTAATAAATGCATCCATTGCTTGTTTGCATAATTCATCACGAGTTTTGGGCATGTTTACTATTAAATTTGTTAGATTTTTATTTTGAGGCAATTAGTTATAACAACTTCTTATAACTAATAAGTATTCAATTTTCCAGGTGTCTATTGTGCATTTGTTGTAAGGTTAGGGTTGAGACATTGGTGCTGACTGGGGAATATTTGACCCGACATACACTTAGTGTCCTGGTCGATTTCTACACACCCTCTGCGCCCTTGATGTTCTCCAACCAAGCACCAACTAGCCTTATCGGCACCAATTGCAGTCTGTATATTGCTATTCGTATTATCTGCATCAGGTGTGCTAGTTTTTATCGTAGATAGGTTAAGTGCATTATCAAAATGTTTTTTGGCATTTTTATCAATGAGGTTTTTACTGCCATCTTTTAATAAATTTCCAACAGACTGTACTGCTCCACTTGCAACGTCAATGCCAGTCTTGGTAGTTTCACCTACGATATCCGCGGTTGTATTAATAACTGCACCGGTGGTGTAGCCGAATAACGATAATATACGCAGAATTAACGGTTTAACCAAATTAACAATTGACTGAAATAAGTTTCCTACTAATTGGAAAACGCTACCAAACAAACTTAATATGTTTATTCCTAAAAGTGAGAATATTAGTAAAACCAATAAACTAACAATGAGGAACTTTTTGTTAAGAACTATTCCTCGGTCAGACACATCGATATTAAGTTTAGGAGAAGATTGTAATGAAGATGTATCCATGAATGTAATATATATATTGAAATATTTTATTTACTAGTTCGTTTGCATTTGACTTATAATTTATTAGTTTATAGTAAAATGGGTCTGTTTAGTTTTATTGAAACTTTCTTCTTTGTAAGTTTAGCCGTTACATTTATCTTGATATTGCTTCTAGTGTACCATTTTAGACAGCGGTTTAACACATTGGAGCAAAAATGCGATACTATGTTTGAATTAATAAATAGTGTTGTTTCCGAAATGAATGCGATGAGGAGCGTTCAGTCTGGTGTACCAAATATGATGTTTCACCCGGATCATCAGGGAAACACGCACTATGAACAAGTCGATGGTAATATAAGCCATTATTTACAGGATGAGCATCAACATGAGAGTGACGATGATAGTGGGTCTGAGGAGGACAGTGATGATGAGAGTGGAACCGAGGAAGACAGTGATGATGAGAGTGGAACCGAAGAAGACAGTGATGATGAGAGTGGAACCGAGGAAGAGATACCAGACGATGCATCTGTAAAGGTGATTGTATTAGAAAATCAAGAAAACGAGGGATTGACCTTAGTGCCTGACGATACCGTAGATGCATCGGACAATGAGAACGTAGACGATATTATTCAACCAGAAGATTTTAGTGAAGCTGACCCAGTTGTTGTAGAAAAATTAAATGACGAATATTTAGAAAATACAATTACTGCCGAACCAAATTCTATCGAAGAAATTGCTACAGACGTATATCGTAAAATGACGATACAAAATTTAAAGGCATTGGTCATTACAAAGGGTTTATGTTCTGATCCAAGCAAAATGAAAAAGGCTGAATTATTAAAAATGCTGAATGGTGAGGCGAATGAGTAATTGCCGGTAATATAATATATATCGAAATTATATAATATATTATAATGTCATCCATAAATGAGTTTACTAGTTTAGATAATGCATATCCAGAAGTAAAGTTCGAATTTTCTCGAACAATGTATCCAGTTCAGAATAATACTCAATATAAACAGGCACCTCCAATAACAAGTAATAATAAACAGGTTCTCGCCACAATCCAACCCGAAGCTGAAAATAACAATGCTTTATTATCCAGCGCGGGTATAACATCTAATTGGCAATATCGTAAATATTTAACTGACAATGCATCTGATTTAATTGAATACAACTACCGGGAAAGCAACAATGAGAACAATTTTGCGGTTAGGCAGTCTAATCCACCAAATATACAATGCAACGAAGTAAAGGGTGAATACAATGTACCTCGATTACAGCATGATGCATTAGACGCATCGCATCGCTTTGGCAAACCAGCAAGTGATTTGAAAAATATGTATCTTAACCAAGCGAATAATGATCTCCTAAAAATTGCACCTGTCATTACTCCCGAAAACGTTATACGACAACGTTCAGAATAAGTTCTTGAATTAGCCTTTTGCGACCAAACAATATAAACTCGGTAGGTTATATTGTTTATTGTGTTATGAGGGTCATAAGTTTTGATGTCGGAATTAAGAATATGGCCTATTGTATTTTTGACTGTACAAATGGGCAATTTATGATATCCAATTGGGATGTATTAAATTTAATGGATGCACAAGAGGCTGACCATATATGTGGTTGCATAAACACACCGAAGACGAAAAAACTATTACCGAAGCCATGTACAAAGAAGGCCAAGTATAGTAAGAATGACAAATATTATTGCGATAAGCATGCAAAGTCGTGTAGTCAATATATGGTTCCCACGAAGGAAATGTTGCCACCGTCTCTGAAAAAAATGAAGGTCGGTGACTTAATTGCCTTGGGTAACAAACATTTAGCACTCATTGATGTAGCCAATCCGGAGAAGATGTTAAAGCGCGATGTATTGGATAAATTGACAACCTATTTTGCGAAAAACTGTTACGAGCCAATTATAACAAAAAAGGCGAAAAGCGCATCGGAAACGGATCTGATTGAGATAGGACGTAATATGAAAACCCGCTTAGATGAAGTAGACCGGATCGATGAAATAACCAATGTTGCCATTGAGAACCAAATATCACCAATTGCGAACCGAATGAAAACGATACAAGGTATGTTGGCTCAGTATTTTATAATGACGAATGAGAATGCACAGATTGGTTTCATATCATCAGCGAATAAACTGAAACAGTTCGATAAATTGAAAACGGACAAATCGAACAAAGTGGACAAACTGACGACAGATACGAAAGAACCTTCACGAAACGTTAACCCTGAATATAAAACACATAAAAAGGATAGTGTCCATTACTGTTTAGAATTGCTCACCGCGAACCCTGAGTTGTCTACTTGGAAATCAGCAATGGATACCCGAAAAAAAGACGACTTGGCCGACGCATTTTTACAAGGCATTTGGTATTTACGAAACAATAATATTATTATAATTGCGGATGATTTAAAAATAAAACTTGTATAATTATCATAGTAGATGGAAGTAATCGATTTAGGTGCATTAGAAGATTTAGATCCTGTATCTCTTGATATAGGGCAATCCAACAGTAATATGGGATCAGGAACCGGTATTGAATTGCTCATGAACGATAAAAAGATTTCATCCAGTAATTCGAATTCTAATTTAAATTTAGGCGAATTGGATAATTTGGAAAATGAATTGAATGACCTATCTAGCCAAGGAAAGAGTGAGACTAAAAGTCTTAGTGGAATGGCGGCTAACCTCTTTGGCATGGGTGAAACCACCAATAAAGCACCAACACCGAGGGAACCGGATGACAACTTCGGTGGATCTAATATTGGACAGGCGACCAGTAATAGTATGGGTAATTCGAAGACTTGGGATGGATTTTCAAAAATCAATGAGATCCCTTTGAATGCAGAAAAGGTAACCACATTGAATGAGCGCGAGGTTCGCCGTAAAAAGCGTGCTATGTTAAAGAAATTGGAAGAATGGTACGAGAAGGGTCAGATTAAGCATGGTTCGAATTTCAATATGGAGTCAGCCTTTGATGAGATTGAGGACGAATATGAAACCGCATTGGAGGATAAACGCAAGAAGGATGGAATTAAATTACAGGGGTGGTGGTTTATGACTTTCATTAATTCGATGGAATATGCAAACACTGTATTTAATCCTTTTGATCTTAATTTGGATGGTTGGGGAGAACAGGTGAACGAGGATATCGATAGTTACGAAGAGATTTTCTCTGAATTACACGACAAATACAAGGGCGGTAAGATGGCGCCGGAAATCTCTTTGCTTCTTCGTGTTGGATTTAGTGCTGCGGTATTGAATTTCTCAAATAAGGCATTGTCTAGTGCTACACCAGCTTTCAATGATGTTATTAAACAAAGTCCCGAGTTAATGAAAATGTTTACAAACGCAACTGTGAGTAGCATGAGCCAAGAATCGCCCGGTTTCGCAATGGCGAGTAATTTTATGCAAGATTCAACTAGACCTAAGGGACCTCCTCCACCCGCACCAGTTGAGACACAAAATATGGCTCCTCCACAACGTCCTGGTATGGTATATACAGGAGAGACCCCAAACAATCGTCCAGACCTTAATGCTAGTAGAGGAGCAATGTTTAGAGAGCAAGGTGTTGATGTAAACAGCGAGTATAATGTGAACGATGAGAGCCGTAGCATTAATACTCCTCAGCAACCTCCATCTAGGCCTGAAATGCGTGGGCCTCAATCGAGTAGTATTGACAACATTTTGTCTGGATTGAAGACCCGTAGTGTGAATATTCATGAGCAGCCTCCTGCTCCGGTCGCTAGTCAATCCGTCGAAGACGATTCCGTTATTTCAATTGCATCATTGAAAGATATGCAAAACACAAATATGCCTAAGCGCTCCAATAGAAGAAAGAACCGTTCTGACAAGAATACTGTTTCGTTGGATATTTAATTTTTCTTATTGATTGGTTTATTATTGTAAATCAATCAATTCTATACATCAAAACTAATTTCCTCGCGCAAATTGAAAACCAAAAAAAACTAGTAGTTTTGTTAAGTATTTTACATTATAACTCGTTAAATTAGAGACCAGACTTGTAGTCGTATAGGCTTTGTGTGCCCATATCTCGGTTGCATCCAGCGCAAATCGGGAGGAGGTTATCGAAGTTATCTGTACCGCCCTCACTATGGGCTACAATATGGCCGACGTGAAATCCATTTGACCCTAGATTAATATTATTGGTTTTACATACACCACAAATAGCTTCGGTAGCTTCTTCTCCAAAACACCTTTTCCATACTACGCCGCGTTTGTATTTCGATAGAGGCTTTCTTCTAGATATTTTCGGTTTAGTAATAAGCGGTACCGTGTAGGAAGTTAGTAAGTCAAACGCAATTTGATATATATTACGTTTTTTATAAATGGTATTATGTATGTTTTTTCTCTCCCATAGGGTTTTCACAATTTTCTTATCTACTTCAAGCTGACGATCTACTCTGGCAAAGAAACTCGAAATGAAACCATCACTGGTCAATGAAGACGTATAGCTTTTAATTATAGGATATTTCATGATATATTCTTCATCGGTCATAGAAGAGAGAATGCAGAAGATAGCATAGAAAGCGATTGGGGGTAATTTCACGTTTTTATCCTCGTGATCTACTGCAAACGTAACCATTCTTTCCATATCTCGCGTAAACTTAGTACCACACTTGTCATCAGCTATCACAAAATACTTACTGTCGCCCTTCTTCAATGCTTTGGTAAGCACACTATCGGTCATTGTAAACATATGGTCATATATATTAGTTGGAACACTGGAAATATGGTAGAGACGTACCAGAAACTGTATCCGATATTTTACAGGAGCTACACTCATGACATTGAGCATATTCTTAAATAAGTCTTCTAACTTCTCATTGTAGATCATATTGAGTAAAGGTAACTCCATGTTACGGTACAGATCACTGTTAGTTACTTTAACGCCCTGTTGTAATGAAATGAATGCGGCTTTCTTTTTAGCATCGGTCATAAGATATTTATGTACGACCACTATTAGGTTAATTCCTAAGAATTTTTTTCGTTGGTAGGGATCATATTTATCACTGGTCATATATACAGCGTTCCGGCTGTTTAATTTGCACCAGGCTTTGGTGTGCTCGTTCTCATCGTAGAATAATACTGCATTTGACCCGTTTATATTAATATATACCATATTGTTAGCTATATTTTTAATATGGTCAAGTGGTTTCGAATGTCTAAAATGCCAGAGTGCAAGAAGTCGGTGCTGTCCGTCAATTGTTTCGTACTCGTATTTATTATCCTGACCCATTGTATCGCATAATGTCAACGTCATCGCAGCATGACCATTGTAGTATAAAGATGTCAAGAAGGAACAAAACTTCTCCGGTGGCCATACAGCGTCTCGTTGATACTGCGGGTGCAGATTAATCAGGTGGATTATCATCATTATATAATCGATAGATTTCTGGGCTGTCTCGATAGGAGGAGGATCTGCGTAGACATTTTTGTAATATGTCGTACTATCTGTGTTATCGATTGCATTCATTGTTGTTGTAATTTGATATCGTTACTACGTAAAAAAAAGTATTCAATTTTATGTAGTACCAATCACAGTGCCCTCTTGTACATCGCCAGCATTTTCACTTTTTGTTCATCGTAGTTTACGATAGGTTTTGGGTATTTAATGTGTTTGTATTTGGGGTTCTCGCACATTGTATCCCATTTATGAATATCAGAAGGGTCGACGTAGGCAAGTTCGGGTACCCATTTTTTTATGTACTCGGATCGGATATCATATTTATAACTTTGTATCCAAGGGTTCATATCGCGAAAATACGGTTTCATATCAACACCAGTCCCACTAATGCCCTGCCAATTGCCATTGTTAGAAGCAATATCGTAATCAGTTAGTTGTTGTGCAAAGTATTGTTCTCCAATGCGCCAGTCAATCAATAATGTTTTGATCAAGAAACTAGCCACTGTCATTCGTCCACGATTGTGCATATACCCCGTTGTATTCATTTGTCTCATACAAGCATCTACCAGAGGATATCCAGTTAGTCCTACCTTCCATTTCTCAATATTAGTTTGATTATTACTCCACTGTATTTTACGGAATTTGGGTTGATACGAAAGACCAACTACTTCGGGATAAGCAAAGAGAACATGGGCAAAGAATTCTCGCCATATAAGTTCTCTTATAATGCCGTGATTAATACCAAACTTACGTTTGACATCATGGTAGACCTCACGTATAGAAATACATCCAAACTTGATATAGGCAGACAAATGGGTAGTTTGGTGAGTAAAGAAATCCCGCCTTTCATCGTAATCCGATTGGTCTCGTAGTGCCATTGTTAACAACAATTTCCCCCGGGTCCGTCCGCCGTGGACAAGAATATCCTTATTTGGATCGGTAAACCGTTTTGCAGCTTCTTGTAAAGAAATTTTATTTGATATACGAGAACCTGTATATTTACCAAAGTTAAAAACACGCTTTATTCGAGTATCTTTGACATCATTTTGAATAACCTTGTTATAAAAGGGCGTATATTTCTTATAGGCCATATTGCTACCGTCGGACACTACCGTACCTGGCTCATATAAGTAATAATCAGAGAACGTCGTGCATACCACGCCCAGATCATTGCAGAGTTTCTGTGTCGCCTCGTCGCGTTTCACCGCATATGGACTATAATCCCGATTAAAATATATAGCAGTAATCCCGAGAACCTGAATAATTGACCTTAAAATGGTTATTTGATCACCATAGTAACACATAAGTTCTCCACCTTTACTTTTTATATTCGAATTTAGTTCAATCAAACTTTCTATCATAAACTGTATAGCGTTGTCAGACCGGTATACATTTGCTTGTCCAACCTGTTCGGGTGTAAATATGAAACAAGTATACAATTCGTCTGACATTTCCGTTGCTCGATTTATTCCCCGATTGTCTTCAATGCGGAGATCACGATGAAACACGAACAATCCACGGGTTGATTTTACCATAGTTATATTTATATTATAATAATATTTTTCTTTCGGTTTATGTAATTTATGAAAGAAATATAAATATAATCACGTATGATATGTATATACCGTGGAGAATGAATAGCATCACCGAAATGTTATTCATCATAATGGGATCAGCGTTTAGCTACATATTAGAAACGTTCAATATAATGGTAGGAAATCTAAATGAAATTAAATTAAGCGAAATTATGGTTAGTATTGCGACAACATGTTTGATGATAAAGAGTAAGGTGGATGTAAAGGCAAAGCACATGTATAATACCTATCCAATTATCCGTCATTATACAGATGCGTGTGTATATGTACATGACTATTGCCGTGCATGTATAATGGGATATTCAATCGAACCACTGTGTAATAATTGGATATCCGTTTCGAACATTACGAACAATGATATGGATATTTTCCTAGGAGACGATTATGAATACACGGAAAAGTATCATTATTTCACAACAGATAACGAAACGGCCACTGATCTATATAAGAGAGGATTGGATCGAATTTGTGATATAGCGTCATCTAAATGCATACCAAATTCATTAGAGACCTTGGTAACGATGAAGATCGGAAACAAATACATGTATTCGTCATTTTTTCATACAGATATAGACACACCAAAGACCGAGCGCTTGTTGCCTACAACGGAAGGCAAGAATGTGTTTTTGAGTATTGAATACACACATCCATCAATGTCAAAAGGGATTGTAATCGAATTACCGACCAATATGTATATTGCAAACAATCATATATTATCGGCGACATTTGTGCGAAGATATTTAGAACATCAAGACCAGGAATATACATTTGATAATAACTATGTCATAAAGCTATTGGATACCACGATTACTATGGTGAAGATAAAGGCAAATCAGTATATCAACATTAAAAGAATGGGTTACGAGGTTATCACTATATACCCAGATGACACTCTGTGTAATGATGAACCAATAGAGGAGGTCAGTGAACCGGAGGAAGAAGATACTATATCAAATAATAGTGAAGCTGGGTCTGATATATCAGAAACCGCTGACCAGAGAGAGGAAACGTCAGATACTGATAGGTCAGTGCCGCCTCAAATTGAACGAAATATAATGTCTAGTTTTGGAACATTGTCCGAAGATGATGAAACTAGTGATAGCAATACAGACGAAAATCTATCAGAGAAGGATAGCAACGATAATATTATTCAATAATAAAAATAAATACATATAAAGAAATTTCTATATATATTTTACGGGTGTAATCACAATGGATACAGTGAGTAGTCCTACCCAACAACATAACTTGAATGGTAAATGGAATATGTATTACCATTTACCACACGATAAGAGCTGGGAATTGTCCAGTTATTCTGTAATTATGAGTGAGATTGACACTGCCGAGAAAGTTATACAATTAAACGACAAGATCCACGATAACATTATTAAGAACTGTATGTTGTTTGTAATGCGGGAAGGTATTACACCCATGTGGGAGGATCCCCAGAACAGAAATGGTGGATGTTTTTCATATAAAATAATTAATAAACACGCACCAGAGGTATGGAAAAATTTATTCAGTTTGCTATGTGGGGAAACATTATGTATAGATAATGAACATAGCAAACAGGTAACTGGTATTACTATATCACCCAAAAAAAACTTTTGTATTATAAAAATTTGGATGGATGTATCTTGCTATCAAGACCCCAATATGATAACTACTATTCACAACTTATCAAAACAAGGATGTCTATTTAAAAAACATGAACCTGAATTTTAGAAATCGCATATTAGATGTTACCTTACAACTAGTAACATCTAATAATATCACCTAGACCGAAAATCTCACACGCTTTGGGCATCTATTGCATCTAGACCCGTCGTTCAAGTTATAGGTACTGTCCAACCAGAGATGCGATATACCATGTATTCCGATTGAAATACTAATCAACAAAAGCAGTGTTATTTTTTTGTAGATGTCTATATTCTGAATATTTGATACATTGAATATTACAAATAATACAACTGTAAATAGTATAGTACCGTTCAGTATATGAGCATAACCACCTGGTGTCCCTAAATCAGTATACATTATACTATTGGCTAATATAATATTTTAGCCAATAATAATCGAATGGTATTGTATAAGATGTCTGAATTCTCAAACAGCGAAGTATTAAATAGCATTTCTTATGCATCAGTGATGGACATGTTACGTGTTACAATGTTAGTGTATAATTACGGTAAGGATATTTCTCTAACGGACGACAACATGACAGTGGAGACATTCGTGGATAAAATGAAGCAGAGTGGTGGTTTTGACAAGTTAAACTTGAATGAAACTCGAAAAGGTGTATTGGAGGATATTGCGAATAATATTCCAAATGGCAAATTAGCAGCATTTATCAATGATGAAGAAACTGACCTCCAAGTAGGGGTTACTGTAAGTGAATTGAATAAACGCATTAGTGTTGTATTTCGTGGTAGCGAATCAAAATCCGATTGGTATTACGATCTAATGATATTCAAACATAAGCTAACCGATAAAATAAGTGTCCATAGCGGGTTCCATAAGCAACTCACTGATAACAAAACATATGAGAAACTTATGGAGAAATTAAAAGAGTTGTTGATGGAACATCCAGATTATGCAGTGTATGTAACCGGACATAGTTTGGGAGGTGCACTATCTACTTTATTCGGGTATATGTTATCAAATGAGATAGATAATCAAGTTACTGTTATATCGTTTGCCAGTCCTCGTGTAGGAAATTATGAATGGAAACAAGCATTTGAGCAGAAAACGAATTTGACACATTATCGTATTACAAATAATCGTGATATTGTAACAGCATTCCCATTATATCGTTATTATCATGTCGGACATAATATTCGTTTGTTTGACGACAAGTTTGATCTGTTTGACCGAGATACATTGCGTGGATGGTATGACGAGACATTGTTAACGTGTTGGAGTGTAGCAGAACATGATTGTGAGCTCTATTACAATCGTTTGACTAATGCAAATTGGTAGTTGTCGGCAATGTGTTCCAAAAGAAAATATATAATAAATCCACTATATATTACATATATGCTGGATGAAAATCTAACAAATAATGATGGCAACAATAGCACAGGTGTAATGAATATAGAAAAAACATGGTCGGATAACATAGAACGAGTACTGGACAATCTGCGGATCAATTGTTCACAGTTAAGTAACTACCATAAGTTCAAATATCAATATTGCAAAAGCCAGGTTAAATGGTTTAGAATACCGATTATAGTGCTCAGTGGAATAAATACATTTGCATCGGTTGGTACACAAGAACATTTAGATCAGCGATATATATCTATCATAAGTAGTTGCATTTCACTAGTATGTGGAATAATAACGGGCATAGAGATGTTTATGAAATACCAAGACAAGATGGAAATAGAGTTAGCGACGCATAAGGAATATTACAAAATAAGCATTGACGTCTATAAAATGATATCGATCGATCGAAGTTTACGAAAGTATACAGGAAAAGATTTTATGGATGAAAAGTTCAATGAATACGAAAAAGTAAAAAGTCGTAGTAGACCCGAACAACCATCCGAACTTGTTTATGATTTATTAGCAGATAAAGACGAATTAATTGTGTATAAGCGACATGATACTAAGAGACATAAACGAGGATGGGTGAATAAAATAGAATTGCCGCCACCGTTGCATGAGAAACAATCACATCATTTTTTTAATGACGCAGTGTCTTATGCTATGTTTCGTAATCCAGAAAAGTATATGTTACGAGAACAATCGAAGAAACTAGAAAATAAGTCGAAAATAACACAGAAGTATATCGATAATCGATGGATTGAAAAGAAAAAGCACGGTCAGTCTAGCAGTTCAGATAGTCTAACTGGTTCAACTTTATCGATAAAAAACCAAGAGACCCGGTCAACTAGTAACAATGGTCAGGATGATGATAGTGAAAATCATAATAGTAACGGTTCAATAAACAGTGACGAGGAATGTATACCTAATGAGACAGATGGATATTTCAAAAGAATGAGCAATGCATTGTTCAAACCGAATATGTCTGTATGGCTATCTGATGAAGATGAAGATGAAGATCAAGATCAAGATCAAGATCAAGATCAAGATCAAGATCAGGACCATGTGATAGAAAATGTCTAATGCAATTCATAATAGTTGGGTCCCTATCATTGTATTCACAATAAAATTGAATACAATGTAATGATATAGTAGCGTATAACAAAACTACTACGCAATTACTATGAAGATTGTGGCAAGATATATCCAATCTATAAATCGTGAGATACCATATCTAATTGGGTCAAATGCACAAGACAATTTTGATTTAATTGACGAATCCGAACCATTTGATTTATGGTTTCATATTAGCGGTCATTCGTCATGTCATGTCATTGCAAAAATGCCACCCGATATTAAATTAGACAAAAAGCAAAAATCACAAATTATTAAACAAGGCGCCTTGATTTGTAAACAACACTCCAAATTTAAAACGCTACATGAGGTAACTATTATATACACACAAATATCAAATGTTGTAAAACAACAAACGGTTGGACAAGTAGAAACAATAAATGCAAAATACATTGCTATTTAGTTTTTCAATCGTGTAGTACGTCGTAGGTCAGTTCAATCATATTTTTATTTGATGGTTAAGATGGAGGGAGTGATGCCAAACACATTCTTATCTCACCTAATGACGCAACATCGTATTTAATAATTAAAGGTAGATTGTTGCCTAGATACATTTCTAGGTGACTACATAGAGGCGTACACTTAATAAAATGAGATAGGCTTTTTAGGGAGAATTCGCCCTGGATCACAACTGATGCATCAGATTTTTGTATGAAGTTCATATTCCCTTCGGATTCAGACCTGAGAATTCTTGAACTTGCAAAATTTCCTTCGCACGAAAAAATTAAATCTGTTCCTACCGATTTGATTTCAATACGATCCGAAATTCCATTTAAATCGCGAATGATTTTCTGGAAATCAGACGTAGGAAGATTGATTACGGTCGAATATTCTACATCGGGAACAAATAGTTCCTCAGTCTCTGGCTCAATGAGACGTAGTTTTTGACTATAACATTGGCGAATATCACCATTATCGTATTGTAATCCCAAGTGCGATACAATGCCGTCATGGTAATCTGCTTTATCAATATACATAGACAGGGTATCGTCGTTAGACATTGTTGAAATCACTTTAAACAAATGTAGAGTATTTGCACATACAATAATTTTCTCAGGATGACACACATACTGCTCAAAACGGTTCGATTGCAAAACCACATTCACTAGAATAGTATGTGTTTTATCAAAATTAATAATTTTCATGCGGTCCTTTGTAAATGTAATCGTAGCATCTGTCAATATGTCCTTGATAGCCGTAATCATATTTCGTATTGGCTGTATCTGTACGGTTTTTATAGTTAATACATTGTTTTCCTCATTCATAATGGCTGGAAGATTATAATTTACTTAGTGCGTTTGTTTTTATATTTTATTTGGATATATGTATTTTAGTATAGTTTTAGTTGTGATATATCTTGAATAAAGGCAAAGTATTTAGTTAAAATGTTTTAGAAAATATATACGCTCATAATATACATTATAATGGCAATTGCGCTTAATAGTGAAAACTACCCTGCATTAAACGAGAGTATATTAGATATAATTAGGTCTGGAAAGTATGCAAAAATTAGTATCTATACGGATGCTGCTGGAACCGTTTATGCTACGGATAAACATGGTGATATTAGTGAGCGCACAGTCCTAAGTGCTAGTTATACTGCGTCTTATAAAAATAAACAAGGTGTCGACACAAATCCTTTCGTTGTAATTAAATTCAAGGATGCTGATGGTAATCCAAATGGTGAGTTTATTGATTACTTTACTACCATCGACTATGTAGACGATCACTGGTATGTTATTTCGAGTGAAAATGTACCAGCATTTCAGTTTTAGATTTTCATATACACTTCAATGAATGTAATTACTAATTATAATAATAGAACTATGTAACTACTATTATAATATTACAACCTGCATTTACTGCATATATGTAGGCAGATATATATATATTTGTTATGACGAGCAACGTATATTATTCAGTTGACGAATATTATTCTGATGCAAATTCACTTGATGATCAATCATCACAAGCGTCTGACCACGGGTCAAGCTACCAATCACAACATATAGTCCACAAATGCAATCGGTGCGATAGACATTCCAGATATCATAAACGTGACCAACGCCAAGATAGATCTGATCGTAACACATGTGCGTGTGGAAATTGTCGCAATCATAGGGATAGGGACAGGGACAAGGATAGGGACAGGGACAAGGATAAGTGTCGTTGTGTAAATAAAAACAAGTCCTCACAAAAATGTAAATGTCAAACAAAATGCAATAGTTCGCGCAAGTGCAACAAACATTCTGGTCACAAACATTGTGATGAATATGCAAATAAATGCATTGTTATACATTTTAGACCATGTAAGTAATTACAAATCATTATACAATCCGTTATTTGTATGTAATAAATACCCATGTTTATTGTTTGTACAATGCATATATGGTAACACATTATAATGATTGTAAACTATTTAGTATACTCATATCTATATATATAAAATATTATATATGCCTTATTCAGATTGTGATGACGATGATTGTAGCAGATGCACAGACAGATCTTCTGGCTATAAGCATTGTGATACAACAACCAGTTGTAAACGAACCAGCCAAAAAACGAAGCAATGTCGTAAGGTAATTAAACTCGGCAAATGTGGTAGAGATGGCAAAGATGGCAAAGATGGTCGTGATGGTGAAGATGGTAAATGTGGTAGAGACGGCAAGGAAGGTGAAGATGGAAAAGATGGCGAAGACGGTCGCGATGGGCGCGACGGTATCGATGGAAAAGACGGGCGTGATGGCGAAGACGGTCGCGATGGTCGCGACGGTGAAGACGGGTGTGTTGGAATAGACGGCGAAGACGGCAAAGATGGTCGCGACGGAAAAGATGGATGTGATGGTATTGACGGCAAAGACGGTAAACATGGAAAAGATGGACGCGATGGATGTGATGGTCCACCTGGATCTCCTGGTCCTACTGGTCCAATGGGTCCTGTTGGTCCTACTGGATGCAGAGGACGTGATGGGTACAATGGTCATGACGGATGTGACGGACAAGATGGCTCTGATGGCGAAACTGGTCCCACGGGTCCCAAGGGATGTGATGGCGAAACTGGTCCCACAGGTCCCAAGGGATGTGATGGTGATACTGGTCCCAAGGGATGTGATGGCGAGGCTGGACCCACTGGACCCAAAGGAGATGATGGCGAAACTGGACCCAAGGGATGTGATGGCGATACTGGTCCTACTGGACCTAAGGGATGTGATGGCGATACTGGTCCCAAGGGAGATGATGGCGAGGCTGGACCTACTGGTGCCAAGGGAGATGATGGCGAGGCTGGACCTACTGGTCCCAAGGGAGATGATGGCGAGGCTGGACCTACTGGTCCCAAGGGAGACGATGGAGAGGCTGGACCTACTGGTCCCAAGGGAGATGATGGAGAGGCTGGACCTACTGGTCCCAAGGGAGATGATGGAGAGGCTGGACCTACTGGTGCCAAAGGAGATGATGGCGAGGCTGGACCTACTGGTCCCAAGGGTGATAAGGGAGACAAAGGCGATACGGGCCCCAGTTTTTCATCGATATTTGCCGATTTTTACGGTCAAATGAGCGGTGTCCCTGGCGAAGTGAATGACAATCCATTAGCGATTGACCCAGGTAATGCAATTAGTTTCCCTAGACCATTAATCAATCCATTTGGAATACAGCGAAATGGAACTACGACAACCGAATTTATATTGCCACCGGACTGTATCTTTGAAATAACCTTTCAAGTTACCATACAAAATACAGGCGAAATCGTCGTAGTATTAAACGGCAATGAATTAATAGAAACCGTTGTAGGACATCCAGGAGGAGGAGCAACGGTAGGAATGTGTATTATCACTACACCTCCTACAATAAACTCGATAATTAGTTTAAATAATCCGGAGAGTGCTAATGCTGGTGGATTAAAAATAGATGAAGCAACTGGTGCATTATCAGAACCATTATCTTGTCATATCATTATTAAGAAACTACAATAAATGAAATACTTTACAAAATTGAAAAACTTTTTTGTGTATATGGAAAGGCAATGATTATGGAATAAGTAAGATGAGTGACGCCGACATTGATGCATTTTTCAAAGAACTACAATTGAAGGAAGATGTGGATAATTTTATAAAATATAATAAAAAACCAGTGTATGCAAAGAGCAATGCACAATTTCAGTATGGTTTATCAAAACACTTGTACCCGTTAATGGAAGACTATATTAGCAGTCCAATTCCACCGAACAACATACATATTGCAGAGGAGAAAAAATACATACGAAGTTCTATTCAAAAATGCGACGAATTTATTAAAATGTTAAATACTGCGCCCCCTGAAATAGAAACATGTCCTGTTTGCATGACAGAATTGGAAGAAACAAATTATGTCGTTCCTAGGTGTAATCATAAAGTATGTACAACCTGTTTTGCAAATAATATAAAACACAATAAGCATACAGGTGATTGTTGTGTTTTGTGCAGAAAACGAATATGTTAAATTACATGAAATGGTGATAAATAAACAAGACTAATCCTAGTATAGCGTCTATCAGTAATGGTACCGATGCTAGGATTTTTTCTTGAAACGAATAGATAGCTGCGCATAAGTAAAGCAGGCCATGCAATATTCTAAAATCTGCCCACCAAGTATCTCCTCCTCCTTCAAATGCCTTCATTCGTAATTGTTTGAAATACAATACAAAGAATGCAATCGCAAAAAGCGACAAGATCAACCCATAGTAAGGAAGGAGCTTTGTATCAATATAGAGTGGTATAATGGCAATTATTATTCTCAATGGTATACAACCCAATAAAAAAAGGAGATACCTTTTTTCTAATGTTAACATTATATTATACTACTTAGATTTTTTTGCAATACGTGCACCATGCCTTTTACTAAAAGTGGATTTAGTTGTTATTTTGTTTTTTAGACTAGCCAATTGTGCTAAGTCAATCAATACATATAGATTTTTGTCAATGCTACGAATGCAAGAAGTACAAACAACATAGGTACTATTATTGTAATGCGGAAACGTGGTACAACAGGTTGGGTTCAAGCATACCCCATCTCCACATTTATTACAACAATGTAACATAGTTGTCCTATCACATTCATTACAGTCATCATGATAGGAGATTGAATAGGATGAGGTCCGTGAGCGTTCTTTTGGGCTGTTCATTTTTACATATATGTAAATACTATTTGGTTACTATCTCTACTATTTCATAAAAGTATTCAATTTTTTATGAAATCAAATTGGTTGCATGTTTACTCTACAATTTTGTATTGTCCTTTTTCATTAACCAGTCGTCCAACATAATCAGGTTCAAGTCCGGGGTTTTCGACTGCTTTTTGGTAACTATCAAATGTATACAATTCCATAGTATCTTTTCGTAGTGCATAACGTTTGCCTTGGATAGAAATATCTTGAACGTCCCAGTTAATAGAAGTGACATCCAATCCCATTTTTTGCTCACGATCCATCTCGAATGTAGGATATGATCCAAATGCATTGGATTCTACCTTACCATACCCATAACATATCATAGGTTTTTCCTTATCAGACGTAGTTTTCGAGTACAACATGCAGTCTACTGCGGTTTCTTTAACTGCCTGTAAGATCTGGTTATTAATCTTTTGTTTAATGCTGGCGATTTCATATAATGTTTCGTCTGTGGTTACCGGTGTAACTCGGTCAATGCGACTAACGTCTCGTATTCGCAGCTCCATATTTTTTTCATCTAATCGTTGTTCTTCACTAAGACTAGTAATATATAAGAATACTTGTACAGTACGCAATTCCTCTGGTAAATCTTGGTGACTACATATACGGCGTGCACGTCCAACCACTTGTTCAACTCTTACCATATGCCAATATGGTTCCACCACATGAACATAACGAGTATTCTTTAAATTAATACCTTCTGCACCAGACGAAGTGATCATAAATACTTTGATAATATCTCCATAAATATTATTGTCAGCACGTTCTTTGAGTTTATTCGTGATGGCAAGAGGGACAAGTCCCCAGTCCCCATTATATACATTACGTATAACTTCCTTTTCTTCCGCGGTTTCTGTACCGGTATATAGAACAAATGTGGGTTTGCCTCGGTCTTTCTCCTCTTCGATTAACTCCCACGTGTCACCCTGTTTTTGTATCTTAAACTCGGCAAATCCATTGGCCAGTAATATCAATTTCATTAAACCGATGCCCTCTATTGTTCTGAAATGACTATATAATAGATGTAATCCTCGGTAATCGTTGTTGGTTAGGTTCTCCAATATGCTATAAAATTTTGGACTGATGTGTTGTAAATTATCTGGTGTTAGATATTTACTACGGGTAGTATCAGGGTCGACTTCACTTATTTGTGTAAGTGCAGTTTCTATCCGTTTTGCGTAATTATTTTGGTCAACCTCTGTTATTTCATTGGGTTCATCGTCTATATTTGAGTAAACATCAACTTCTCTGGCTAGTTCTTCTGGTACAACATCAACAATGTTCTCGTCAATCTTATCTTCAACGACATTTGGAACTGGACGCTCAATGCCTTCGGGGAAAACAATGTTACATGCTGCCCTAGAAAAGATACGATAGGTGGAGGATATTGTAAAGAGATCGTCGCCCTGTTTCTTCCGTGCCTGTTTTTTCGCATTCTTTTCGCGGTCAGCCTCTACCTTTCTTATTTTCGAATATACTCCAAATTGGTATGGTGTCATCTCAGTCTTGACCACATGATAAATATCACCACTCTCGGTGGGAACATATTGAGGTAACAGGTTCTCTTGTGCACTTCTGAAATAAGAAGTTAATCCTAGAATACGGCGTTGGAATAAATTAATATCCTTGGTTTCGCCTCTTTCCTCATCAACAAATGTCTTTAAGAACACGTCTGACACATCAGGCAAGGCTTTGTTTAATTTGATTTCAATTGATGCATCTGATACTTCCAGACCTGATTTGTTTAATGCATTTCGTACATGTTTAATAAAATCATCATCTGACAAGTTTCCACTGTCGTCTAGCTTCACTCCGGCATAGCGGTCGAATGCATCGCCTGCACCACCCACTTTGTTTTTACTGGAACTGGATACCTTTTTCGTTGACCTAGCCGCAGGTGCTCGTTCGCGTCGCTGAGTGCCTTTTAAAACACCCTTCTTCTTCATATTAATAAATCCATACGGATTACGTGTAATAGTTAACGTGTTACCCGTATATTGAACATAGTCATGTGTCCGTATATTAGCCTTGTCAAAGACATTTAATATGGAATGTGTGTCAACCTTAGCACTCGTGGTTACATTGACATTCATAGACCATGTTTTGATATATCCTCTTAAAATATTATACAATATACCAATCTCATTCGGGTAATTGATAATAGGAGTTCCCGATAATAATACAATACGTGCATTCTTGGCTTTCATCAGGTAGTCATATAAGAGATAAGATACCGATTTTGGTCTGGAAATTTTATTAACAATTCGACTGACAAAGTTATGGGCCTCGTCAATTATCACAACCGAGTTATCGAAAGGATTTTCTGTCATATCTTTGGAAAGTTGGGTTAATATTTTCATGAGATTGGGAGCATTATAACTAATATCCTTGTACTTTGCGCGTATCATTTCGTTCAATTGTGTATCTACCGATTTCTGCTCTTCTGATGTTAATTCAGTGAAATTTGCAGGTTTGTTTACATTGACCAACCAGGCTCCGCCATTAGACCGAACAGTTTGTGTAGATATAGAAAGAGCCTTCGATAACACAGAAACATATTCTGGATTGCCGTCGATCGATACAAATTCCCAATACTGGTTCTTTTTATACAACTCATCACCGCATTTCTTCATTTCACTGAAAAAATTCATTTTTAAAGAAGCAGGAGTCATTACAAAAACCTGTTTGTTGGTTTTCATTCCCTCGGCAATGGCAATAGATGTACATGTTTTACCAGATCCCAAACCGTGGTATAATAATAAACCTCGATATGGTGTGTATATGTTTAAATAATCACGAACAATCTTTTGGTGCGTTAAAAGATCGAATGTGTCTGTCTGTTTCCTATCACAAGATATCGTTTCCGAATTTTCTAACATCTCTTTACGTCTTGGCTCTAAAAGAGCGGCCATTTTCTGTATAAATAATTTGCGATTGTTCATATAATAGGGTGGCGCCACTACTATATTCTTTTCGCGTTCTTTTGGTAAGCGATCGGATACTTTTTGTGTACGTATAACCACAGAAGTTAGATCGACATTATCTATAACCACGTCAGATTGATCACCCGGTTTCGCCTTTGGTTTTCTTCCACGCTTCTTTTTCTCTACGACGATTTCCTCTACCTTCTTAGTTGCTTCCTCGACATCCTTTTGTTCTTGTTCGACTATCTCATTTGACCTATCACGTATTAGTTGTTGAATATCATCAATATTGTCATCTTCCTCTTGCTCTTGCTCTTGCTCTTGCTCTTGCTCTTCTTTATCTTCACTCGTTTCTATAACAGGTTCTGTTTGAATATCGAGTACAATATCATCCATCGGCTTGTCCGTTTCAACCTCTGTATCAATATCAATATCCGCGTCTTCTGACAATATAACCTCTTGGTTGATTTTTGTAGGGACTGGTACAGTTGCGGTTATAATGGTCGAACTGGGTTCTTCAAATCCGGGTACATCAGTCGGTTTACTAAGTTGGGTCGTTTTGTCTTTCACTACAAATAATTCCTTGTTTCTTAATTTATCTAAAATATACTGCCTATTTATTGTAGACTGTTTACGTTTATCCAATATAGAAATGCCTACTATGTTAACATCTGATTGTTGAATGGGTATGACTTTTGTTTCTAATAGTTCTAAATATGTGGCTGGAATACTCATTACTAATATTGTGTATAGAGTATTACTATAAATTATATTCTAGTTCATTTTGCATGAAAAGCATTTCAATAATAGTAATACAACAAAATGTATTATTATTTTAGTCAATGTAATATACTTAGAAACGGTTCAACTTTGCAATGGCATCTTCACATGCAAATTGTTCAGCTTTCTTTTTGATTTTGTGTATTCCTCCCCCCAAGAATACGAATATTTTGTTATATTGTGACATATGTTGATGAATATCATTATAACCATTAAATTTTGTTATTTGAATTGCATGATCTACATTAACACTATGTATCGGCTGACCCAAGCATAAGAATACACCCATATGATATCCTTTATCCGGATCATGTTCAGAAATTTCAATGTAGTGGGGAGTAACTTTAAACTCCTTCTGAATTTTAACTTGTAGAATATTCTTGTAATTATCATCATTGCGAATTAGGGCAATCCAATCTACATGTTTCTCGAAAACTGTCTCGATAAACACTTGTGCCATTTGGAAACCAGGACCAGTTGTAAAAAGATCGCGAAACCAATCATCATCGTCATGAATAGAAATCTTATTGAAGTCCAGAAAAAGGGCACCTAAGAACGACTCGAATAGACATCCTAGTTTTTTTAAATTCGTTCTGATTTGCTTAGCCTCTGCATGTTTGGACAACACCAACCAATTGTGTAACCCCATTTCGTAGGCAATCTTGCCAATGGACTCATTCTTTACAAGTGCGATTTTTTTTTCGGTCATAAAACCTTCATTTTCCTTGGGAAACCGTCTGTACAAATAATATTTAGTGATGCATTCTAATACACCATCCCCCACAAACTCTAACCGTTCGTTAGATTTAGTATATAACGGCAAACAATCACTGGGGCAATCAATTATAGTAATATTGTTTTGTGTATTTTCAATATCAGGTCGTTTTGTATATGACCGATGAACAAATGCTCGTTCATATAATTTTTTATTATATATCGGCGCATTAATCCCATAATTCGACAATATGTTACTAATATCATTTTCAGAGATTATTTTATTTAGGGAGTTGAATGGGTCAAACACATATGTCTCGACACCATTAGCATTCTTTTCAATTCGAATATCTTCGTCCATATTCATGTTATTCCACAAATAATATGAATTCAGGTCTTATAATATATTAAGAGGTTACGTTTATATTATTTTATAATATATTTTAGTGTTCACCAAGATAAAATATTTAGTAAGTATATAATCATGGTATTAAGTGGAACTAAAAAAACGAGCAGCATTGCTAGCATAACCAATCAATCTACCGACGGCGGTAGCAAGAAGGCAGGTTTCCCTGCTCTTGTTGGTCGTTCAGCTGCAACCTCCATTGCACTTCGTCAAACTTCTCAGAACTCTACCATGTTAAAGATGCCTATTGGCAAGAATAACAAGGTGTGCCAATCTCGTCCTCAGGGAACTCTCCCCATGAACTGGCACGGATGTTAAGTCCCTATAACAATACAATTGTGATAATATAATAAAGGATTTGTACTTATTATATTATTAGTTATGAAAGTTATCGTAGATGAACGTGAGACTGCTTTGTATGAAAGCCTTGATGCGAAAATGTGCGCACAAACACGTGCAGGGTGTGTTGATCTTTCCCGCGAAGTACTTCCAATAGGGGATGTATTATTACAAACGAATGAGGGTAAAGATGTTCTCATTATCGAGCGAAAAACATTCTCAGACCTATTATCATCCATAAAGGACGGAAGATATGAAGAACAATCCTACCGCCTATTAAATTCTAGTGGGTTTCCGCCACATTCTGTTTTTTATTTACTCGAAGGTATGTTTTCGCAATTACGTAGTGGAACAGAGACCAAGATCATCTATTCGGCTATGACTTCCTTGCAATTCTTCAAAGGATTTAGTGTACATCGAGCGGCAACTGTTCGCGAATCGGCCGAGTGGATACTATATATGGCCGACAAAATCGACCGCGAATTTTCAAAAGGAAAAATACCCTATTATCTAACAAATGCGTATTTAGGGAACGTAGAACAACCAACTGCGACAGAAGATATGACACCAGAAAATGTCTTATATCCATTCTCTTCTCAACCCACCCCAACGGAAACAATTACTAATTCTAATTACTGCACGGTTGTGAAAAAGGTGAAAAAGGATAATGTGACCCCTGATAACATTGGTGAAATTATATTATGCCAAATACCTGGCATCAGTTCAATCACTGCTATGGCAATCATGAAACATTTCAAATCATTTCCTTATTTCATCGAAGAATTACAAAGAAATCCAGGATGTATCGAGAACCTAACAATCGAAAGTAACGGAAAAATACGCAAAATAAACAAATCGTCGATTGAAAACATTCGACGATACTTAGTGAGAAGTATACCAGTGGAAAATGACGTAATAACGGAGAACGAAGAATAAGATTTCATGTAACGTAACTTGTCATGTTATATGAAATAGTAAATCGAATTAGATGACATCAACCGGACCCCGCTCGTTGTCTACCGTAGAAGGATAAAAAGCAGTCTTGGGTGTATACAATAATGGTTTTGTGACCTGATTGCCCTCATATTTTCCACTTTCGACAGCCATATTAGTGTATTGTATTCCAGCCCAATTTTGATCCATTGGATTATCACTGACCTGACCTTGTTTGGTCGAGTCGTGAACTGCATCTAAATTGGTATAAACCCCTACATATTGCCCTTGAGGATCAAAGCCAGGGTAATTATTTGTGTTATAGGGAGCATTCAGTCGATTTGCATCTGATACTTGTATAACTGGCCCAGTAACCACATTATTGGTCGCTGGCAATCCACCCTGTAAATCAAACGGACTAGGTCTGAGACGATACACATCATTACCCTGGGCGGTACTCTCTTGTTGCAAGTAGAGTATTGGACAATTAATTCCTGATTTGCGCTGTACTTCTAAATACTGAATATAGTCATCTAAACTGCCGAATTGGATGGGATTGCTTCCCTCTACAATTGGTTGCTTTGTATTGTATAGGGCAAGGACCGCACCCTTTTGTACCAACATATCCGGACAGGTTGGTACGGGGGTTTCGTCGAGACCTTCAAGTTTAGTATTTTCATCGACTACATTCAGTTTATTTTCATATAGAGTTGTTACATACATGCCGAGTAAAAATACCACACATAGGAATATGATTACGAATGTTCGAGTATATGACATTATGGTAATAGTTATATAATATATTAGGAAAAGAAAATGTTGTACTCACTTTTTATATTCATATAGTATATATGGTAAAACGGAATACAAACCGAAGAGTTAAAAAAACTCGTTCAACTAGACAGAAACGAGGTACCAGGAAAAATAAGAAACCATCTAAAAAAACAGTAGCAAAGCCGGCAGTAGTGGGACTGATTTATGCAAACTGGTGTCCTCATTGTAATCATATGAAACCGGATTGGGACGAAATGAAGAATGACATTCAACGAACCAACCATCCTATTACAATATTAGAAATTGAGGATAGCAACCCTAATAAATTGGCAACTATTTCCGAACTCGAAAATCAAATGAATGGAGGTAAAATCAACATAGATGGGTATCCTACGATTTTTAAAATATCTGGCGGTAACATCACTTATTACCAAGGCGACAGAACCGCGTCTAAAATGAATGATTGGGTACGGTCCGGAAATTCACTAACTGGTGGCTATCAGATTGATAGAATTAAAAGTAGCACTCGTGGTAGCCCATACAGTCCAACACATACCCCTATTACTCGTGCAAGTAAAACAAAGTCGCCACGTTAGGTACTGCATATTCGAAATGATAAAATTGAATAATAATTTGTATCAAATATAAAGTATTATTGAAATAATCTAAATATAATTGGGGGTAAGTATTCAGTTAAACATGTCCGTTGTAACCAAACCTAAGAAGACTGTCATTAAGTCCTTCAAGTTATTTGACTTTAAGGTATATGACGAGGCCGCTTCTCAAAATGATGGGTCTGATTCTGGTTCCGATGGAGAAACTAAGTACAAATTTCAGAAGGACGACAAGACGTTTATTATTCAGATGTTTGGTGTAAACGAGAAAGGCGAAACATGTTGTGTATACGTTGACAACTACAAACCGTTCTTCTTTGTGAAAGTAGGTGAGAATTGGTCTGATTATGATAAAAATACGTTTGTTGATGAATTGAAAAAGAAGATAGGTAACAAATTTAAAGATTCGATTATCTCGTCCCATTTGGTGGAACATAACAAATTGTATGGTTTCTCTGGTGGACGAAAGCACAAATTCATCAAACTTGTGTTTCAGAATTCAGCAGTTATGAACAAAGTCAAAAATTTATGGTTTGTCTATGATAACACTACTGGCAATCGCTATCGCATTAACCTCGAACACAAAAAAATCCAGATTGAGTTGTATGAAAGCAATATCCCTCCATTGCTACGATACTTCCATATTAATAACATTAGTCCATCTGGATGGGTATCTTTTAAATTAAGCCGGACAGCCAAACCGCCAGTAAAAACGACAACATGCCATTACGAATATATTATATCCTTAAAAGATCTGACCCCGCTGCCAGAAAAAGTAGCTCGTGTTCCATATAAAATATGTAGTTTTGATATTGAAGCTAGTAGTAGCCATGGCGATTTCCCTGTTCCGATTAAAACATACAAACGTTTTGCTACCAATCTGGTTGACGTATTTATCAAACAGTCTGCTTACATGGATAATGCAATGGGCGAAATGTTACTTAAACGGTGCATCTTAACTGCATTTAACTACGACAAATTTGATGATGTTGATCTGGTATATCCCAAAACACATATGACAAAAGACGCTGTGTTAAAACGGATCGAGATGCTGTATAAGACCCCCATCAAAAATGCCAAAGATGTTAGTGACCAAGATAACTCCCATCTACTTCTTATTGATAAGATGTTTGAAGATATGAGAGACAGCTTACAAACCTCTGGTGGTGATGGAGAAGGTGAGGCCGAGGCAGTTGGGGGAGATAACAACGCTACTGCCTATAACTATGCGAAATATAAAAAAAAGGCAAGGATTGATAACAAGACGACTATTATGGATGTTATTGTCGGATTGGATAAATACGACAGAGAGGAAAAAATACAATTGACTAATGAAGTTATGACACAGTTGTTTCCACAGTTACAGGGTGACAAAGTAACCTTTATCGGTTCCACCTTCTTGAAATATGGTGATGTGGAGCCGTATTTAAACAACTGTATTGCACTAGGTACATGTGACAAGGTAAGTAATGTCGACATTGTTAGCGTGAAGACCGAAACAGAGTTATTGTTGAAATGGTCCGAACTAATACAAACTGAAAACCCAGATATCATGATTGGATATAATATATTTGGTTTTGATTATGAGTTCATGTTTCGTCGTGCCCAGGAGAATGCTTGTGAGCGAAAATTCTTACAATTATCTCGTAAGATTAATGAAGTATGTGCGAATGAAGACAGTGACCGGAACTTGGTGATTGAAAATACAAAAATGCAAATCGCGAGTGGTGAATATGATCTTAGATATCCTAAGATGACCGGTCGTTTACAAATTGATATGTATGCTTATTTCCGACGCGATTTTAATCTGTCGTCTTACAAATTGGATGATGTGGCTGGATTGTATATCAGCGATAGTATTAAGAAGTTTGTATGTACAACGCATGATGATTTCGGTGATATAACCGAATTGTATAGTAACAACCTTACCGGTCTTCATGTGGGCGACTATATGCATATCGAACTTGGTGGTGTCACCATCGATTATTATAAAAATGGAAAGAAATTCCAAGTACTAGATATTATTCAGAACAAAGAGGTGATCGAGATGGTAAAGGGGGAGGAACGTGTTAAAACGTATAATGTAATCGTGATTGCTGGTCATGAAGATTTAACAAGTACCCGTTCACTAAAATGGGGAACAGCAAAGGATGATGTAACTCCCCAAGATATTTTCAGACTAGCGAATGGTTCGTCTGCTGATCGCGCAATTGTTGCGAAATACTGTGTTCAAGATTGTAATCTGGTACACCATCTAATGAACAAGATTGACGTAATTACTGGCTATACTGAGATGGCGAGTATTTGTAGTGTACCAATTAGTTTCCTAATCTTTCGGGGACAAGGTATCAAATTAACCAGTTTCGTTGCCAAGAAGTGTCGTGATAAAAATACACTCATGCCGGACTTAGAGAAAACTGGTGATGCAGATGGTTATGAAGGAGCCATTGTTCTTCCACCGAAATGTTCGATGTACATGGATAATCCAGTCGCATGTGTAGATTATTCATCACTATATCCATCCTCGATGATCAGTCAAAATTATTCGCATGATAGTAAGGTATGGACAAAATCATATAACTTAGATGGTGACCTCATTTCAGTTACAGGGGAACGAGACAAAAAAGGTAATTTTATCTACGATAATCTACCCGGATACCAATATATTGACATTGACTACGACACGTTCAAATATATTCGTAAAACGCCGACATCTCGTGCAGAAAAGACAAAAGTTGGTCATATGATGTGTCGATGGGCCCAGTTACCAGACAACCAAAAGTCGATTATGCCATCTATTTTAGAAGAGTTATTGAAGGCAAGGAAAGATACTCGTAAAATGATCAAGACTGAAAAGGACCCGTTCGTGCAGAATATTTTGGATAAGAGACAACTTGGATACAAAGTCACCGCCAACTCATTATATGGCCAATGTGGATCGCGAACATCAACATTCTATGAAAAGGACGTTGCTGCATCGACAACTGCTACCGGTCGAATGATGATTATCTATGGAAAGCGTATCATAGAAGAGGTATATGGGGACTTGATATATGAAACCAAATCACATGGCCCAGTAAGATGCAGAGCAGAGTATGTATATGGAGATACTGATTCTGTCTTCTTTACTTTCAATCTGGAACATCCTGAAACTGGTGAAAAAATCCGCGGCAAACCAGCACTTGAAATGACGATTGAAATTGCACAAGATGCAGCGGTATTGTCTAGTAATTATTTAAAACCACCCATGTACTTAGAGTATGAAAAAACACTCATGCCATTCATTCTCTTGTCTAAGAAACGTTATGTTGGTATGCTGTACGAGGAAGATCCGAACAAGGGGTATTTGAAATACATGGGATTATCCATTAAGCGGAGAGACTCCTGCGACTACTTGAAAGATGTCTATGGTGAAATATTGAATATTCTTATGAAGGAGAATAACGTGGCTAGTGCAATTAAGTATTTGGATTATGCATTAAATGAACTTATTGAAGGTAGAGTTAGTATGGATAAATTGGCAATTACTAAGGCTCTCCGAGGTGACTACAAAAATCCCAACCAAATTGGTCATAAAGTATTGGCTGATAGAATTGGACAACGTGATCCAGGCAATAAACCGAAACCAGGTGATCGTATGAAATTTGTATTCGTTGTCAATGACAAGGCTAAGGCTCTTATGGGAGATAAGATAGAAACACCAGATTATATTGTTGAGAATAACCTGCAAATTGATTATAGTCATTATATTACAAACCAATTGATGAAACCATTGCAACAACTATTTGGTCTTGCATTGGAACAAATATGGACCATGCAAAATAAGAAGTCGGCTATTAAAACATTCCAAAAGGAACTTTCTGTATTAGAAAAGGAATATGCGTCTGACTTTGAAGTGTTTATGAAAAAGAAAGAGAAGTTATGTAGTGCCAAAGTAAAACTCTTGTTGTTTGATAAGGTACTTAACAAGATCTACAATAAAAAAAATAATATTCAGACCCTTACCTCATTCTTTGGTAAACAATAAGTAAATATGACACTATGTTACCTATATTTATTTTGAAATATTTTTATTTATTCATGTATGGGTGTTGTGACGACTGGCATCTCAAATCGATAAATTACATTGCCTTGTCCATCTGTGGCATTGACGCCCATGTTCCCCATGCTATTTGTTAGAAATCCGTTCATCATACTCGTAATCTGGTTTGTTAAATTATCCAACGGATTATCTATATTTTCTGAATTCGATGTATTGTTATTTGGCTCATCTGCTGCCGGAGTACTTTCACGTATATCATATCTACATATAGGACATTTTACATGAGTATTAAACCAACTATTGATTGAACTGGGAGTAAATGTATGACCACAATGCTTTATTCTAGAAACAGTATCCCCCTCATTAAAATCCTCCAATGTTATTGGACAAGTGGTTATTTCATGAACATTGCCATTATATGTTACTGATTCTATTGCGTTAGCTAGTTGTTGTGATGTTGGTCGTACAACAACATCTTCTAGATCTGGTTGGTTGTTTGTATTAATTCTATAATGAGCAGTGCGAATAATATGATTGATGCCTCCATTTGGTATTTGTGAAAAAAGCTCATTAAATATATTCTGCATTCCATCGACTGGTGGTGTAGGTTGTGTAGGTTGTGCAGGAGGAGGTGTAGGTTGTGCAGGTTGTGCAGGAGGAGGTGTAGGTTGTACAAGAGCAGGTGTTTGGCTACGTTCAGTGTTATTGTGATTTGATAGTTCTTGTTGTAATGTTTGTATTATTTCTAAATATGTCCGCACATTTTCATTATACTCGGCCATCACTTCGTTTATGGAATTGATTGCACTGATATATGAAGTGTCGTCATTATTCATATCGTCTGGTATATGCAAGCCACTAGGCATGACCGGTCTAGGTATAGATCTAATGTCATATGTAGGGTTACCATTCGACGGTTCTGGTATGGGAGTATCGTTCGGTTGTTCAGGTGCTGGTTCAGGTGCTGGTTCAGGTGCTGGTTCAGGTGCAGGTGATGCACGAACACGAGCACCTATAACATTCGTTCGCCGTATGTTTCTCGCCTGATTATTCATCATAGAATTAAAGATACTGTTATGTGCATTCATATATTATTTACTATAAAAGGTGTAAAGATTATTATCTATATACACTTAAACTATCATACACTAATGGACTTGACAAAGTATTACAAGAAGGGTCTTACTGGTATGGCGAACTTAGGAAACACTTGTTTTTTAAATTCATGCATGCAGGTAATAAATCATACATACGAATTGAACGAAATATTGGACAACAATGTGATAGTAAAATACGTAAAGGAGGGCATTGACGACACAATCATATTTAACGAATGGAATGAATTAAGAAATGTATTGTGGAGTAGAAATGGTGTTGTTGCCCCTAAGAAATTCGTCCATTATGTTCATTTGGTTGCAGAGAAGAAGGACCGAGATTTATTTACGGGGTATTCACAAAATGATATGCCAGAGTTTTTACAATTCTTTATAGACTGTATCCATAATAGTATTTCTCGAAAAGTACATATGAAGATCAATGGCAAGCCGAAAAACAATCGAGATATTATGGCAAAGAAGTGCCTTGATATGTTGAAGGATGTATATTCATGCGAATATTCAGAAATAATGGAGTTGTTTTACGGCATCTATGTTTCAGAAATTATATCCGGTGATCTCAAACAATATTATGCAATGAAACCAGAACAATTCTTTATATTGGATTTACCAATCGTAGATGAAAGTAATCATAAACAGTTAACTCACTTGTATCAATGTTTCGACCAGTATATTCATCCAGAAAGACTAGCAGGCGATAATGCATGGTACAATGAGAAAACGAAAAAAAAGGAAGATGTAGTAAAACAAATCTCTTTTTGGAGTTTACCAAGAATATTAGTTATAGTATTAAAGCGATTTACCCCAGATGGGCAGTATAAGATTACTTCCAATATCGATATACCAGTAAACGATCTGGACCTATCACGTTATGTAAAGAATTACAATCCGTCATCCAATGTGTATGATCTATATGGCATATGTAATCATTATGGAGGAATATCTGACGGGCATTATACTGCATGTGTAAGGAATGCTGAAAATAAATGGATATATTTTAACGATGAAGAAATTAGTATAATTCAAGACGAAAAATCCGTTGTTACATCAAATGCATATTGTTTATTTTATCGAAAAAAATAAAGGGATATAGTATAAATATAATGAGTGAGGCAAATAAACAAGATCCTTCCGTTAATAATCAAACTAATACAGATGTGGCTACCACTACGGCCGGAACATTTGTTGAGGATACATCTTCTGAGAATACAGCTACCGAGGAAACAGAAGATCCTTCCGTAGATAGCGATACCGAAAATACCACAACTGAGGCAACTGAAAATACAGAGACATCTAATGTCGACCCAGTTCCAGTCAACGATGCAGATGCCGATGTTGTTTATATCAAACAAGTTGGCAATGTCGTATTTAAGAAATCCAACCTCATTCTCTTGTCATGGTTTTTAGTAGTATATATTTTAGCCTACTTTGTTTTAGGAATGTTCTTCGGAAGTTCGGCAGTGTCAAATTTCCAGGCAAATGTTGGACGATTAATAGACTTTATGTTCCTGTGCGGTTTTTTATTATATGTGTTTACCTATTACTATTATGTGCCCGAAAGCAAATTTAAAGAGGATGTCCAAAGTACTTACGAAGATACGATTGCATACTTGAACAATTCCATGTCGCTACTTACAACAACACTGTTTATCATTACATTTTATACCATAGTCTATTTATTCCGAATTCCTATGTCTTACGACGCTAAGCCCATATTTATCTCTCTTATCGAAAACACTGCCTGGATTGGTCTGCTATTAGTATCAATCATTAGTTTTTTCAAACATGTATTAGGCGTCCCAATGGACGATTTGTTTGATAAATTAAATCCATTTTCTAAAAAGGAGGAACCCGAAGAGAGCGAAATTGTGATAGAAGAGGATGAAGTATTTAATGTATCTAATAACCTGTATACATATGAGGACGCACAAGCTGTATGTAGTGCATTCGGTGCTAAGATTGCGAATTATGATCAAATTGAGAATGCCTACAATAATGGTGCTGAATGGTGTAGTTATGGATGGTCAGAAGATCAGATGGCCTATTTCCCTACCCAAAAATCTACTTGGGACAAATTACAGAAAAACCCGAAACATAAGAACAATTGCGGACGTCCAGGCGTAAATGGAGGCTATATTGCAAACCCCTATGTTAAATTCGGAGTAAACTGTTACGGAAAAAAACCCAAGGCAACCGATGCCGACATTGATAGATTGAATGCTAAACAGAACCAGGTGTTCCCTAAGAGCAAAAAAGATAAGGAATTGGATGAAAAGGTAAAACACTGGAAAGAAAATGCGGATAAACTATTGCAGATAAATTCCTATAACAATAATCAGTGGTCTCGTTACTAAATGCCATGTACTATCACATAGTATTCTTTGATATCAATTATGTTTTGATATCAAACCCTCAGTTAAATTAACTACACTTTACTCGCATAGCATCTACCAAGTCATATTTAGTATCTTTTAAGTAAAGTATAACAATTGTAAAAAACACTAAATTCACAATTGCACTTGTCATATCTTCTATTCTACTATGTTCTGCTTTTGTATTAAACAGTATATCATACCATTCCGGTCCGTAATTATTTTCGCCATTTTCTTCGTGGTGTTGGCTATGTATATCATTCCTTAAATTATGATAGTTGATTAAGTGATAAGTCATAAACACCATTGCCCATACTAAAATGATATAATGGTTTACTATACGATAACCGATGTAGTTCTCGATACATGATATAATGGGTATCCATAATGCACCACCTATGATTATCACATTTACTAGTATTTCTAATAATTCTGTACTGAGTTGTCCTGCGTATACTGGTTTGTGGTGTATCGCATGTATCTTTCCAAATGGACTGTCGGGATATTTATGCATAATATCGTGTACATAATATGTCCATAAAGTAATCGCCAAGTACGTTAACCCTGTGCGTATAATACAATCATTTGTTTTATAATTAATGATAACCCCTGATAATATAGTCATTAAATACAATGTAAGGTTTACATCTAAAAATTTGATTGCATTGTTAATTATACCATCTCGATACGAATATACATATGAATAATTTAAGTTGTCTATCATGATTAGCTACTATATGTTTACATTTATTATTCTGATAAATAAGTAAAACAACAGTGTTTTAATAACAGTAGGAATATTTTTGCATTGCTTGCCAAGATTGCCATAAACAACCATTGTATAGTCATTTTTCCGCGTTCTGACCTATCATACTTTGAATATATATGATCACTTACAGTATCCATCATAGTATGACCTAAATAATGATCTTCTATCATCGATATCGGACAATCATGAAATACAACATTGATTGTTAGTATTGAAAATAAAAACATGCTAACCATCACTAGTATAGAAATGTCATTCGTTAGCAATGTAATCAATAAAGGAGATATAAACATGATCCAGTGCATAGATATCATTGACAATACCATCCTGTTTTCATATACCACGCTGGCCAACTCATTTATAGTATAGTTCGTGATCCTTGAAAACAGTTCCATTATATTATTGTATGATACTTATTTTTTTGTTATAACACGAAGTACATGTTGTAATTCGTATTATTCGCATTATTTACGTCCACGGGTTACATTCTTGGCGTTCTTTTCACGCATCTTTCTACTTGTATTACCCTTGCTTTTATGGGAAATATTATTAAATAGTGTGTCAAATAGGTTCTCTTCTATTGTCGAAATATTCGGATTTATCTTATAACAATTTCCTTCCTCATTGCTACTATGCGAGCCTACTACTAGACCAGCTGGCACTGCCAGCCCTTCTAGTCTCTTCATTCCGTCTTGTATAATGGTTCCACCGTGTTGTTCAGTGTATGCATTGTCGTCTGCTATAAAGCTAGTTATAGGGTAACCACCAAATGTTAACCCGGCACCGTGCATTAATTTCTGGCCAAACGATTTTTCAATATTCATGTATCTGTATATATTATGGTCATATTTATAATTTATTAGAAACACGTTTAATATCTCGATGTGTTGTTACTTCGCGGTTCTCTTTTAGATACTTTATAATGTATTCTACGTGTTGGTTATCGGGTATAATCTCTGCTAAACGTTTTTCAAGATAACCGAAGGTTAATGGTGTATATTCTTTCTTTTCGTACACTCTAAGTTCTCCATTACTGATTTTTATGTTACTATTATAGTTATTGTTATTTATGTATGTAGTAATCAAGCTCGATGCTTCTGACTTGATATCTCGCAGAGCCTTCGTTCTATCATTCGTCTCTTTTAATTGTGTGTCTGCGATAACCCACCGCTGTACTTCCTGAACTAATTGTTGTTTGGTCACCACTGGTTCTTTTATCACAAGTGATTTATCCTTTTCATTAATATTATCCATTGTATGTTGTATAATATTATCGTATCTCTAAATTTTTGTAAGAACTAAACATTTATTTTCTACGTTTTTGTGTCTTGTTCTTTGCGGTTCTCCTTTTCTTGTTCTTTTTTCCTCCAACTGATTTGGTTTGTTTTCCGCGGTTCTTGTATGTTTTGGCAGCATCCTTTAATGCATCCTTGAACATATACCCACCATTAATTTTCTTTTGAGCATTGTAGTGTTCGGTTACGTATTTTGTCCACGCTGACATAATATAGAGTATCCTTAGAAATTATACATCCTTGAATATTATCCGAATTAACGGCGTTTACTGACACGCGTTCTCTTCGCAGTTTTTCTCTTTTTGTTTGTCTTTCTCTGTTTTTTTGCGCTCTTTTTTGCCTTGCGCTTTTTCTTTCCACCACTAATTGAGTCCATAATTTCCTCAATCTCCTCATCGTCCTCCTCTTGCGAACGGGGGGCAACAGGCGTCGCTTGTGGCACGGGAACATCTGGTGCAACTTGACTGGGAACAGGTGCGGGAACAGGTGCAGGAGCCGGTTCAACAACAGGTGCAACCGGAGCGGCAGCATCCGAGTTATCGGTTGGCTTAAAATAATTTGTTAGTGTATCCATTATACCTTCTCCGCCCTTCATCTTGCGTCCACCGGCCATTTGTTTTACAGGTTCCATGGGAACATTCATTTTGATAACATTTGATCCATTACCAACTGCAACCTGAGCGTTTGTATTGCCGTAAACTTGAATGCCATGCTCACCTGTCGTAGTTCCACCCTTCATATGTTTTCTAGAACCCTTGTGTTTTTTTGTAGACAATTTGTGTACCATTATATAGTTAGGCTATATTATTTTTCTAAATAGGTAACTGTTGATAGTTTATTGGATAACTTTAAAATTAAGAATAAATTGGCTAAAATGATAAATACCAAAAAGATGTTATAGAAGCATATTACCCAGATATATATATTGAGTTCGTTATAAATCGTATCGAATATAGGTTTAATTATTTCACGAATATTGTTTTTGATTTCTTCGTTTATAAAAAAATCAACATAACTGTCTATCTTACGTTTTTTATTCATATTATTACAAAATACGCATAAATAACTCAATGACATCAAACGTATTGTGTAAAGTATTGTTGGGCAACCACGATATACTGTGTAACAATAATATAAACAATTATCGTTATTATATATATGTCGGTTCATACAAAATTAACTTTTGGTCGCGCAATTAAAATTATTGCACGTTCTTTTACGAAGAGTAACAATACAATTACACCTTTAGGAAGATGGAAATTAGATGCAAATAAAAACATCAACTTAATTGTCGATTATTCAAACGAAGATCACTGCGGAAGTTGTGCACAATATATTCACCATAAGCACCGTGAACAAATGAATTTACAAGGTATGGTAGAACAAGAAGCCATACTAGCACAAGAGTATGAAGTTTTACTAACAAACACGCAAGATTAATTGTCAGTTTCTACAAGAAACGATTAATGCCGAAAATTATAATAAAGAGAACATATCTATACATTATAATGGAGAACATATACAATACAAATGACGAGTTCGATGCCTTTGATTTTAGCAAATTAGAAATGACAAAGCCTATACCCATACAAGGCAACAATTATTTTATCAAATTCTTAGTGAATGGCGGCCGACAATTGTATGTTCAGCCACCTAGATGTAAAACGAAACAGGGCATAGTCAATGTCGGGAAACGATATTATAGCGACCTCATGTTTACAAATGAAAATGAACATTTTATTCAATGGATGGAGAACCTAGAAACATATTGCCATGAATATATCTATAAAAATCGTGAAAGATGGTTCGACAACGACATGGAATTACATGATATTGAAAATTATTTTACTTCTCCAATGAAGCTTTATAAATCTGGAAAATATTATACTATACGATCGAATATACAAACCGTATTAGATAAACCAAAATTAAAGATATACAACGAAGATGGTATAGAAATCGAATACAATGCCATAGATAATAACACGGAACTTATGACTATTCTTGAAATTCAAGGTATCCGTTGTTCTGCACGAAGTTTTCAAATCGATATTGAAATCAAACAGGTAATGGTGCTAAAACCTAACAATATGTTCGACAAATGCCTCTTTAAACATACAAGTATAAGCAATGCACAAACTGAACCCGAACAAGATCCTGACGCTGTTGTTGTAGTTAAACAAGACCCTGATCCGGACACTGATAATATTGAACCAGATGTATCGGCTGATAAACAGCCAACAATTACCATAGAAAATATGGGAAATCCTATTGCAATTGACGATCTTTCAAATGGCACACTTGATACGACTTTACTTGATGATACCGATATTGTTATTGAAGACACCGTAACCAGAGACAATGTTTTTCCGTCGAACGATTTAGATATTTCAGCTGTATCTGAACAATCACCAGAACCTATTGTTGATAATGTAGCAGAATACAAAGAACCAGAAAAAGATGATTTAGATTTAGGAATAACTGTAAATAATGTCACAAATGATGACAACATGAATAAAACGGATGAAGAGAGAATTGATACAAATATGAAAGATGATGATATCAACTTCAATCAACAATCAGATGATATGGAAGAAGTTACATTTAATTTAGAAGAATTGCCCGAAAACGATCAAATTACATTGAAAAAACGAAATGATGTATATTATGAAATTTATAGGGAGGCTAGAAAGAAGGCAAAATATGCCCGAGATTTAGCACTAGCTTCTTATTTAGAAGCGAAGAATATCAAAAACAAATACATGTTGGATGATATCGACGATAGCGACGATAGTTACGAAAGTGATCTAGATTTAGATAATGAGGATGATGAATAGAGTATAATCGCCACATTGTAATATATTTTAGCACATTTAATCAAATTCATAAGAAAAATTTTATCAGGCGTTTATATAAACCAATGTTTAAGGATATTCAACGTGGTCTCGCAAAGTTTTTTACAAAGGAGTTTGTTCTTGTCGTTATCATATTTATGGTTCTTGTATGGGGACTTTTGAGCTATTCTGGTGAAAAGGTCAGTTTTATGGATACCATGCAGGACGGAAATGGTGCCGAGGCTGTGCCTTCTGCCGAAGAGGCTGCACCCGCCGCGGAGCCCGCGGTGGCACCTGCCGCAGCCAAGGCTGATGCTGGATATGCACTACAACCGGTGGCCAATCCTGCTGATTTATTACCCAAGGATGCAAACAGCAAGTGGTCCGAGTTAAATCCTTCCCCTGCCAAGGAGGGTGATGTTATGATGCCTGATTTACTTCAAGCCGGTTACCACATCGGTCTTGATACCATTGGACAATCTCTTCGCAATGCTAACTTACAACTGCGTTCTGATCCTATCGTCCCCAAGTCCGACGTTGGACCATGGAACCAAAGCACGATCGAGGCCGACACTGGACGTGTTGCTCTTGAACTAGGTGCTGCTTCGAATTAAATTATTCATAATGCAGCAGTAACATATTTATAATATTGGCAATAATAATAAATCATCAATATTATATACATCATATGACCAAAGACGATATTTTAGGGTATACGATCATTTTCTTGATACTGGGTATATCAGGTTACACATATTATGACAATGCTGAAAGTTTTCAATTGAAATGCATAGTGTCTTCTGTTGATGGAAATAAATATTGTGTTCGCGAACGGAAACGCATAAAAGAGGCGGCTGATTTATTGGCAACGGTTACAAACAAATGCAAAACACTTGTTGAATATATGGAAAAAAAACATACCGACAAGAACTGTGTTAAACGGTTAGTGGACGGGTTCAATCCTAATAAAATAATGGAGACATTACCTACGAGTAGCTACACTGCATATAGTGAAAATAAAGGCGAAAAAGTTGCATTCTGTTTGAACAAGAAAAAACATGACAATGATGCACTCATCGATGATAATACATTGACATTCGTTGCAATACATGAACTCGCTCATATCATGACAAAATCAATCGGACATAAAAGTGAATTTTGGACGAATTTTAAATTTTTACTAGATAACGCAAAAGAAGCCGATATCCATAATCCAATCGACTATAAGAAAAAACCACAAGAATACTGTGGAATGAAAATACACGATAATCCTTATTATGATGCATAATATTTTTGTTAATTATATTTCTTGACAATTGCAACAGATCGTTATAATTGTCAAATAGTTTGTCCAGATAGTAAACATCGTATTGTCGGGCATTTAATCATACAATTATCATGTCTTCATAATTACCGTCATTCCAACTTTGTTTATCATTATCCAAATGACTTAGTAGGCACTTTTTTTAAATTAGTAAGTAAAACTGGTTAGTCGTTTATCTATGTTTGCGATTACCCTTTGTCGGGATTTGTTGGCTTTTCGTTCCCGTACGTCAGGGTTTAATATATTTTTTTGCTCCATACTCAACTTGCTGACGGTAACCCTTTGATTTATCATAACGGTGGCCGTTTTGATTATGTGAAGGTTCGTCGATGGGAGTTAGAAAGTCGGAAATGTCTAGTTCAGGCATGGTCGGAGTGGTATGATCCATTTATTAGTACAATATGCCACACGATATTGTTTAATTCAATTTTTTATCAATACTTTTATTTTGTATGTATTTCATTGAATGTTTTGATTATAACATGTATCTATAATCAAAATGTAACATTATATTGCTATGCCGTTGTTTATGCGACCATCTTTAAGCCACCCACCAGGTTGGCACCTATGCCGAAACCGGCACCACCACGGGCACTGCTTCCCATGGAAGGGATGAACACATCAAGGATGCTGAATGTGGCAGCAGCAGTAAGGGCGATAATAACAATCTCCTCAACATTAAGCTGCTTCTTGGGGATGGCAAATGCGGCAAGTGCCACAACCAGGCCCTCAATGAGGTACTTTATTGCGCGTTTTACTAACTCGTTTAAATCAAGCATGATTATAATATATTGTAACAAAAAAAAATAGGCTTACTCTATTTAATTATATGGAGATACTTAACAACTATTTGCTAAATAAATAAAAAATGCTATAATATCTAGTAAATATTATTTAATTGAAGATACTTAAACAATACACCATAAACTAATTATATTACTAAATATGTCTAGCTTTGAACAGAAGTTGAACACTGATGGTACGCCTAATTCCAAGTACGTTGACTTGTGCGATGAAGATGCCCCGATCGCAGGACAGAAATTTACATGCATGTCATTTGTTTCACCAGATAAAATCTTAAAGAAGAGAGAGGTCTATCTATTTAATCAATTCATAAAAAACTGGGAATTCTCTAAATCTATGGAGAGATACTTTGAGTTTATTCATTTTATCGCATTCAAGTATAGCTTGAAGGTCGAAACGCTCATCGACGATTTCAATGAGTTTGTCAAGGAGGAGAGTGATAAATTGAAGAAGAGCGGCATTGAAGACGACTATAAGAATTTCCTAGATAAGCAGGAGGACAAGCTAAATGAAACATTCAACCGAGAGCATGCATTCCAGACTTCCGTACGTGGTGTAAAAATTCGCGGATCTTTTGCCACTCAGGATGAGGCTGAGGAGAAGTGCAAGAAGCTACGCGAATTGGACCCCAATCATGACATTTATGTTGGACCCGTAGGTGTGTGGGTTCCTTGGGACCCCGATGCATACAAGACAGGTAGAGTTGAACATTTGGAGGAGGAACTCAATGCACTTCATAAGGAAAAGATTAAAAACGAAGAGATGGCGAAAAAGGAGTTTGAGGAGCGCATTCGTGAGACCAAGAAGAAGGCCATTATGGAGAATATTGAAAAGGCTAACAGCAGTGGTAACGTCCTTACTCAAACTATGGACGAGGAGGGCAACCTAGTCGGGGTAAAGGAAACTGTTGATTTTGAAAGCAGAGATGCAGTAACTACTGATCCTGCCGATGCGGCTCAGCTACGCGACGAGGTATTTTCAGATGCCAAGGTCGACGATAATGGTACAGATAAGGAGTAAAAATGTCGAAAAATTGAAGTCATATTAGTAGTTAAATATATTGTAAAACACACATCAAAATGAATACATTTTCATACATTGCTCATAAACTAAATGCATCCGACGATGCCCAGTTTAACTTTGATCTCAGGTCAAACCTGACGGTGAACCGCAAATCCGAGTATTTTAAACTAGATCTAGATAATACCATTAAATCTAATGGCATTATTCATGCAAGCACTAAGTGTAATTTGATTGACATTATGCTATTTAAAATAAAACTAACAAAAACTGATACGACCCCAAATATGTTAACCAAAATTGAGTTCTTTAAAATGATACATGATAACACGTATACAGCTGAGCCAATCAAAGAAGAGGTAAAAAACTTGTATATGCAGGCACTAAGACATTATGGCGCATTGTCTAGACTTGCATATATTTATAAGCTCAAAAGGGCTCCTCTACGCATTGAAACCGATTTATATTTAAACAAACTTAATGCTACTCATCCCAATGTAATTACTATTTTGCAAAATAAACAACGTTATTTGTTCACGATCACAGATCTAAATAAAATTATCGAAACTGCTTTGTCCAACTCGCCTTATTTTAGTTCAGAACCACTCCCGTCAAAAAATCCATATAACAATATGCCGTTTACTATCTCTGATTTATACAATATTTATTTCCAAGTAAGATCGCGATTAATTAAAACCCCCACTTTGTTATATCAATTCTTTCTCCATAACTTCAATCTAACCGACTTTCAGGAATACAACAAGGCTTTGATTAGAGACACGTATATTCGACAATGTGTTCAACATGAAGATGAAGATGTACTAATGGAATACGTACATGACATGCTTTCACTTGATAACCGAATTCGAGTAGATAGGCATTTTCCAAGAGAAGTCTTACTAGATATACTCAAACCCTATCTACGGTTATATCTAGAAATGAGTTATTCACTAGACATAAGCGTTAAACGTCGAGCATCTCGTCTCTTATATCAACGTCTAAATGCATTTTATAGTTTCAATCCAGCATTTGGACGAAAAATAATTAAAATGAATGGCAAGTTTAAAGGAGGTGTCGCTTACAATGTCGCCCATATGCAATATGACCAGCACGTAGAAAATTATAACAGTGTCGCTCAACCACCGTATATCAGTTCCCATATATCAATTGTTCCGCGTACTGTTGATATTAACATGATGGAAGCTGAATATCATCAGGATGATGAGGATGATGAGGATGATGAGGATGACGAGGATGACGAGGATGACGAGGATGACGAGGATGACGAGGATGATCAGGAAAACAATCCAGAAAGTGTTGTCGACGAAAACAACGATCCCAATATAGCAGAAGAACAGGTAACAGTAGACGATTTGATTACTATTATGTTCAATGCCAACATATCACAACCGCCTAGAATAATTCCTCGTATACCGTTAGTACCGACAAGAAGACGACCTATCGATGATGTTCAAGTAAGAGGAGTTGTCAATCAGCGTGAAATACAATGGATCGATGTAGAATATGAAGAAACAGATGAGACACTACATGATCCATAATTGTTCACGCGTATAACGAACGATGTTACATTACAATATTATTACCATTTACTTTTTTTTACATTGATCGCTGGTCCAGAACGCTTCTTCGCTTTGCTAGGATCATATTCGTCCTCGTCGTCCGACCCCATATTCTTAGAAATTTCCCAAAATTCTTGTGAGCCCAATTTGAAATCAGGATGCTTCTCTGCTTTATACCAAAATATTTGGTCATTCAGTTTGTTCGACTTCGCATTGTTGTTTATAACCAAACATTCGTAATTCTCAGTTGTTTGGTCCATTACTCCACAGAATGCCTCTAATGTTGGAAACATACTAGCGTAGTTCTCCCATATGCGTTTTCTGTTTGTGAGATAGGGTTCTCTTAGAATGAATACATAATCAATATTTGTTCTTAAATTTGGTGGAATACCTAGTGGATATTGCATAGTAATAATTAACATGACCTTCCAGTGACGCCCATTCATAAAAAGTAATCGCATCATTTTATCACGTGTCCAGGATTGATCATATAAACAATCATCTAATATAACGAAAGCACGTGGATCAATTGTTGTTTTTCGATACATTTCAATTTCTTTATTCACTTGTTTTAGTACAGTCTTTTGACGTCGTAATACATTCTCTATGAGAACACTATTGTATTCCTCATGAATGAATAATTTAGGAACATGAGCTGCATAAAACCCGTTTCCGGCTTCTGTCCCTGAAATAACGGTTCCAATCGGAATATCTTGATGATAATATAACAAGTCTCTCACTAAGAACGATTTACCTGTATCACGACGTCCAATCATAACAATTACAGGTCCTTTATTCTCGTCGGGCTTAAATGTAATCTCGCGCATATTAAATTTTTTCAATTCTAATGTCATTGCTATTATGTATACTTATAATGCCGATATTTCTATATCCAATCAAACGTGCTAAATGATTAGTTTAAAACGAAGAAAAAATTTATAAGAAACACTTATATTGTTTTGCACATAAAATGCCAAGTATGCCCATATTTTCGATAAATCACACTGAGAGTAATGATATTGACTTACATAATTTAGAAAAAACCTACATATCTTCCGCCGATGACATAGCGAATGAATATAATCCTTTTCGTCTGAAAGAAATCCAGAACTACAATCCCATATACAATCGTTTTTTTACATTGTCTGAAACAAACTATAATTCAATTCAATTGGACCACAATCTACATATGGTATCTATGGATCAAGTGAAGGATATCAGCAATAGCACAATACACAATATGCCCGTGTTCATTAAGTATTCTCCATTGTTAGATCCTATACGGTATATGATTGGGAAATATACAAAGGATGGGGAGAACATTTATAAGCTTCCTCACTATAACGCTAATGGATTTCCTAAGATTGATGATTATAATAATGCCGCATACACAGATTGCTTCTTTTACTATCTTACTAGTAAAATACTACACGAGTATAAATTTATGCATGGCATAGACTTCTATGGCAGTTTTGTTGGTATTCAAGACAAATACAAAATGAATGTTGTTGACGATATGGAGTATTTAATGACGTCTTCTTATTTCAATGAGAACATTGACAAATTATTTACAGTATGTGATCATGATACCCAGTCTTATTTCGCAGAAAGTTCTCGTGCAAACCGTGCCAGACTAAGGATCTCATCATCAAATCCCCATAATATCAGTGCGATTTCATTGTCGGATTGCCTAGTATCAGATGATCTTACTCAAATTGGGTCGTTAACAGATACAGAAATAGTGTATGATAATGCAAGCATATCCAATACACCACATACATCTACAAATAGTGTATCACATAGTTCGTCTAGTTCAGAAGAGGATAGCGACTGTAATGATAGTTCGGACGAAGAACCTTCTTCTCATTCAGATGACGACGAGAGTTGGGAAACAGATACCCGATCTTGTGATGAAAGTGACGATAGTCTATCTACCGAAATGGAGGATACGCAATATGGATATATAAATAACTTCCCAGTACAATTAATATGTTTGGAACAATGTAGTGGAACATTGGATGAGTTGTTCTCAACCCGTGCACTTAATGAAGATACTGCTGCCTCTGCCTTATTTCAAGTAATTATGATGTTGGTAGCATATCAAAAGATGTTTCACTTCACACATAACGACTTGCATACCAACAATATCATGTACATTGTCACTGATAAACCATTTTTATATTATAAGTACGAGAACCTGGTATACAAAGTCCCGACATATGGTAAAATATTCAAATTAATCGATTTCGGACGTAGTATCTATAAATATAAGGGAAAGACTATGTGCAGCGACAGTTTCGGCCCTGGCGGAGATGCGGCCACCCAGTATAACTGCGAACCTTATATCGATGAAACAAAACCCATAATTGAACCTAATTATAGTTTTGATTTATGTCGCCTAGGTTGTTCTATTTATGATTTTATTATACCCGACGATGTACGTTATGTACAATATGACGATTTACAGAAAACGGTTTATCGTTGGTGCATGGATGATCGAGGGAAAAACGTATTATATAAAAAGAACGGCGAAGAACGATACCCAAATTTCAAGTTATATAAAATGGCTGCGAGAACCGTACATGATCATACACCACAAGAACAGCTTAATCATAGTTATTTTAAACAGTTTTTATATACCAATCCTAATAATACTATTGACCAGGAATGTATGAATATCGACGAATTGCCATGTTGTGCATAAATGAAGAATAAGGAGAACCTAGACAAAATGTTAAGTGCAGTTTACACTTAACATTTACTCATAATGAGGACCGGTATATTACACATCGTTTTGTGTATACATTCAGTAATAATTATGTTGCATAATCTATATCTTACATATTTGACATGTCCGAAAGTATAGATGTAGCAGAACCACTACCACAACAATGGTACTGTTATATTTTGCGCAATAAACAACCTCGATATAGCCATTTGACCTATAACGGATCTACCAACAATCCATATCGCCGACTTAGACAACATAACGAAGAAATCACAGGTGGAGCTGTTTATACCCATGGGAGAGGAGGAGGATGGGAAATTTATGCATTGTTAACCGGGTTTGTAGACCACAAGAATGCATTGTCATGTGAATGGAGAATTAAACATACTAACGGAAAGCCTGGTAAACGCCCACCAAATCATCTAGGTGTAAATGGGCGTATACGTGGATTGAATGAAGTGTTAAAATTGGATAAATGGACCAGTAAATGTTTAGTCAGTAATGCTGATGTACAATATACATTATATATTGCAGATGATGTTGCTGAATTCATCGAACAAGATAACCTACCCGAGAACATTCATGTAGTTCATGGCATACCTGAGTTTACCAAATAAACTAGGTAGTTAGTTAGTTAGTCTGTATTATCTATAAGTTCTCCCATGTAGTTAGCATAATCCGCGCGATACATACGAGTTAATTCGTCGTACTTCGTTATAAAGTTCCCTTCACGATTTGAAAAATCAATACTCTCTAACACAGTTTGGTCTTCGCATAGCGTTTTTTTCATTATACTGCGGGTTATATTATCGAATATTTTATTCAATATAGGATCATCAAACACCCAGTTGTTACGGTATACTTTAACAAACAGTCTCGTTTTAGTCTTGTTAATGGGAAGAGCAGATGTCACTACTGTATTTACAAACTTTCCAAATTTGACACGAGCAATTGTATAGTGGGGCAAAATATACTCGTTTTCTACAACTAGTGTGTTTATACCAAATATTTTCTTTGCAATAGAATTGTCACCTGAACTATATTCGTATATAGCTTTGGTCCTACCTGTATGAACATTTCGTTCAATGCGTTCCGATATTGGTAATGGACGTTTACGATTGCCAAATGTATGCACTTCTGATATATGGAGGATATCTAATGAATTTTCTGTAACAGTCCTCGCATCTGTATTGAAATCCTTCTCTATACTTACATAACGGAATGTAATGTCCATCGTTTCTGGCTCAATCCAATCCAATGCTTTGATAATATCACCGGGTTTTACATCATAAATCGGGGTATCTTGTAAAAATAACCATCCTTGATGTGCGATTATGTTATAAAATGGTACATCTGTACGAGCATTATAGGTTGAGTTTTGTCTACTAGTAACTTGTCCCGGTGTTTGAACCATCCTACCAGTGGAATTGAACTTAAACGTATGATATGGACATACCACACAATTCATAGTTGTATCGAAACGTCCCTTTGATAAGGATGCACCCCGATGAGGACATACATCATGTATACCACTAAAACCTTCCGCATCTTTCCAAACCGAAATAGGCGTATTGTTTATGATAACCTGTTTTGGTCTGTTCATGGCAAATGTCTCCGTTCGTCCAATTACATACCAACGATTAGTAAACAATAGTTTATTGTAATTATATGAATAACAGACGTTCACTAGTAACAACAAACAATAGATAATCTTCATTTGTATTTCATAGGTATGTCTCTTTACGTTTTTTTCACGATAATTATTGTAGCACGCATTACATTGTCCGCGATGGCATAACTATACCGAAAAGAATATAGAAATATAATGATGTACTTCTTTATTATAACCATGTTCAGGTTTCTAATTGTTGCACTTTACTTCACAATCGCAGTTAGTAGTGATTATTCGCCAGTAAAAGATTTGGATCTAACACAATACGCTGGTCGTTGGTACCAGGTATATCTAAACAAATTTGACACGACATTCCAGGGGGATTGTTCATGTGCAGTTGCTGACTATACATTATCTGGTTCAACTGTCGATATATTGAATAGTCAAATTAACAAAGACGGAAGTGTGGGACAAATCGCCGGATCTGCATTCTATAAGCAAGGAAACGTCGGAGGAGAACTATCAGTATCTCTGGACGGTGTGCCTCGGGTAGCTCCTTATTGGGTAATAGAGATTGGTCCATTACTCAATAATCTTTATGCTTATTCCATCGTATCTGATGATAAGAAGTTATCACTGTTTGTACTTGCCCGAAATGTTACACAGTATTATGAAACATATGACGACGAGGTTCTCAAATCCCTTAGTAACTTTGGTTTTACCAATATATTTAATAAACCGAAGACAGTATCCCAAGTAAATTGTGATTACGGTCGATATGATACTGGATACCAAGGGGTTTAAAACCCAGGATCCCCTGTAAATACCTCGGTAGCAGCGGGGTTTAAGACTTTGTTATCAGTGACAATATTGAAAAAATCAGTCATTGTTCCATTCGAGACATTAAATACAAAGAGGGAAGATATACTCGCTAATAATACTACCACTGCATCTCTGATAACAGTTTTAAGTGGCTTCCACTCTTTTGAAACATATTTCATATCAATGATTTTCATTGAACAAAACAAGAACGTTATCAACAATGCTAACATAAACATTTTTTCCATTGTTCTCAAAAATATATAAAAGATGATGATTTTTATATATTTATCTATACGCATATTCCTAAATGTGATTTCTAGTTCGCTAGGCGACTAACTAAAATAATTCTTCGACATCATTTAATACAAAAGCGTCCGCTACTGGTTTTACGCTGGTTTCCTTGTCTAGAACATCAAAGCCACTTAAATCGATTGTATCACCATGTATCTTAATGCGATCCTCGTCGTCATCGTCCATAGCATCTTCCTCTAATTTGCGCTGAATTGCTCGTGACGTGCTAATCTCTTCTAATCGATCAATACTCTTAGGAGCGTCGATTTTCCGCACATTGTTGGTTTCATCTAACACCGTATCTAAATCATTAAACGACAGCTTTGTTATAACATCTTCGGTATCTATATTTTGAATAGCAGGAACCACAGACGGGATATCCTCTTCCTTTGTAATAACATTCTCAGGCGGTTTCTCATCAGAAGATACAGTAGGTTTTGTTTCATCCGTCGGTTCAACAACCTGTTCGGGCTCGGGATCAGGTTCTTCGATCTTTTCAATGGTTACCTCTTCTTCCTGTTCAACACTTTCATCCATATATGCACGAATAATTGCCTCAGTTGGTATACTATCGCGTATGGAAATTAATATACACTCTTGTATAATGTTCTCGATTTCACGTGTATTTTTCTGCTGATGTAATGGCGTCACATTCTTATCGAACAAATAGACATTTGCATACAACTTTCGTGCAACATTAATGTATACCTTGTGAATAAAGCTATCCAATTTTGGTATTGAGATGTCGATCTTCTTTTGTTTGTTTCCAACGCGTATACAAGTAAGTACCTTCAATTGAATGATATGAACACAGGTAATGAGATCTTCTAAATAATTGCATCCACTACGCTCAATTATACGCTTTCGCTCGTCCTCTACTATCTCATTGTTCCATTTTGGAACACGCGATAAGAGATTTTGGAAAGTCATCAAATATTTTGCAGCTTCATCATTTTCTAGACACAACTTCCATGCCTCGTTAAAGATTGATTTCACTCCACCCAATATCAGTGGGGTAAACGTACTAACTAAACGACTACACCATTCATTTCTTGATTCTTGCAAATTTGACAATACAAAGTCGTCCATTCCTAATTATAATGCTAAAACACTTTTTATATCCTTATTTGAACGTAAATACATATAATCCAACATATATAACATTAATAGGTTCTCACAACGATATTCTGATTTGATTATATTAAAACATGTAACTACAAGTGACCTGTTCTTTGCATCGAACAGGTCGGACCCCTTTACACAATCGATTAAATCTAAACCAGAACACCCGTTCTCGTATAGATCATTTGCTGTTTCTATGAGATCTTTATGGGTCACCTCGTCTCCGCGTATATCAACCAATTGGCGGTGTATCCAGTTTAAATCTACACTATTCCCATTTTCTTGGGTAGAATGAGAAAAATGTACATGTAGGTTCTTTACTGTATGCCCCTCTATATATTCGGGTATGTATATCTCGCAAAACCTCGATACAATTGGCTTTAATAATTTGTCTTTGTTCTCAACTACGATAAAGAAACGCGTGTTATGACTAAATAATTCAATGCAACGCCTGAGTGCCGATTGGGCATCTATCGTTAGATAATCAGCGTTCAACAGGATGATTGATTTAAAGGTTGATCCATTGTTTGATTGAATATTCGTCTTCGCGAAGAATTTCAACTCCTCGCGTATAAATTTAATCCCTTTGCCGTGTGCACAATTCACTGACATGACGTTCTTCTTAATTGTAGTCTTCTCGTCATTGTATATTTTGTTGATAAACCAATTTAAAATCGTTTTTTTACCAGTACCATGATAACCATACAATATTATATGTGGTATTTTACCCGATCTATGGAAATAGTTTAACTTGTCATATACATTATTATGATTTGAGATTTGTTCCATGGTGTATATTGTATTATTACAACCGGTTTATATGTTTTGAACAAAGTTATTCTTTTTTTACCAACGATAATTGTTTTGTAAATACATATCGTTCTTGGTTCATTGTTCTCCTCCGTAAATTACAATTTAAACAAGCAATAGTAACATTGTTGTGATTATGTCCTACGGAATTGTCAATACGTTCAAGTGACCATTGTAGTGGTTCCCTAACATATTCATAGAGAACCTTGGTATAATAATTACAATAATAACATTTATTATCACACTCGGTTAATAATTGTAATACTCTTGACATAGTAATAAAATCGGCCTCTGAATATATTTTTTTTAACAAATCTTGATTACGATACCCCGACAACTTATATTTCAATTGTTTTAATATTATCTTACAGGTTGCGTCATTGCATGGATCAATGTTATTGTTGTAAATCTGTCTGATATAATCCAACTGCTTCGTATTATCCAAATCTGCCTCGGTGAAATCCCATTCAGAACTACTTGTTATCATTCGTTTACGTGGAACCTTCTTTTCCTTTTCATCTTCCATATTATCATAATCGTCATAATCTTCGCATTTATCTCGTCTTTCTTTTTTGGGTGTCATATCTACTAGTATATGTTTTGTATAACAACCGGACCCCAGTGACACATTATTACCAACCTCATCCGGCATATTTACACTTATTCTTTTGATCTCGTCCATATACTTACTATACAGCGTAAAATATAGAAATATGTACGCAACAAATATTAAAGACTATAATAAAAGAAGATAAACACTATCGTTGATATAATATAAAGAGTTAGAACAATATTATGTTCACAAATGATATCAGTAACAACGCGCCTATCAATGCAGAGGCAACTAATAACAAGAAAGTAAGCCATACATACCAAAACAATAACCATTATGATATGCTCGATCGACTACTAGAAAAGGAAAAAATAAGCAACAAACTTGAAACATGGAATAAGATTGACAAAACTGTTAAAATCCAGAAACTTCATCAATTTGCAGAGCGTTATGGCAAGGAGCACGGGTATCCTGCGAAGGACATCAAACTATTAAAATCATTCTTTGTTGAATGTCTCGAAAAGAACAAGCTTAAAAAAACCAAAGAGGTGACTTATAACAAGGAGAAGAATGAAATTGTAGCAATTCCGGCTCTCCATTTTAACCAAGCAACTCACAACTTTACTCTACGGATTATTGACAGCAAGCGTGTTTCAACCTTGAAGTCGTTAACCCCGAAACGCAATTCAGAAAAAGATCAAACCTATTGACCATATGCAAAATTGAATTTGTACAGACAAGGTGTATATGATAAAATATATAGAGGCAATATTTTATTATATATAATGGAAATGGAATTAACAAATGCAATAATCGAAACAGAAACAGAAACAGAAACCGAAACAGAAACAGAAACCGATGTCTATTACACATCTTCTTCCTATTCGAGCGACACGGAAGTCAGTGAGCAGGTATCCGAAACATCTAGCGAATTTTACATATTTACATTCGAAGATCTGACTAGTGAAGATATTGCTGAAATTATAGATGACGCATATGATTTAATTGATGAATGTTTTTGCAATAATCTAATTAAATTATCAAACCCCTCGTTTTATTCAGATGTTTGCAAACATGTTGCTGATACACTGTACCTAGAATGGGAACTAGCTGACTTATGCAATGATGACGAAGAATACGATGAGTTAATCGAATTAGTAGAAGGTGTGATGGAAACATATTCAATGTATTGCGGATTACCCCAACGTTCAATACCCTATACAGTAAACACCATACAACCTATGATGGCAGATGACATTGACGATTTGACACAACAAATCACAAGGTTACAAGCTATACCTCAACCAGAACAACGCACTCCTGAATGGTATCAGTTTAGAAATGGACTGATTACAGCCAGTAATTTATGGAAAGTATTTGGAAGCCAATCACAAATAAATA